CCCATTTAACAGTAGATTTAATTAAATCTGCCTTAACTGCTGAAGATGTCTCAGGGCTGTGTATCATAGTCCAGCTTGTTGTTAGTAGTTCTTCAGCTTGAGCTCTAGCTTTTAGTTTAAAGGTCATACCTTTTTCTACAATCTCAGCTCTATAAGATTCTATCTTTTTTAAATAAACTTTGTCCTTGTTGAATAATACTAAGTCATCAACAGTAATGTGGTGTCTAGCTCTAAGCTCATCTAGAGTTTCTCCAGAGCCCTCAAGTAACAACGCCATGTCAAACGCTAGGCGGTCTGACCATTTAGTATGTCGTAATGGTAGTGTGTCCATATTGAAAACGTATTGTATTTAAAGGGGTATGTCAAGGTGGGTAGCCAAAACTTTACACGTTGGTTTTTGACCCTTTGTTATAAGAGGTTTACATATATAGGGGGCAGGTTATTATTCGCAGTCCATGTACCCCCCTATACCTTTTCTGTCTGCTGTTTATCGTAAACGCTACAGGCCTTTATTTATAAGGGTTTGTAATTAAAACTTGACATACTTGTATAGTTATGTAATAATGAAATCAACATCGAGGTTGTTCTTGATGTCAGGCATCTAGGTAGCCTATGTAATACCTACCTTTATGGAGGATAAGTTATATGAATGAGTATAACTTTGAATCAGCTAAAGGGAGATTCGGATTGACACCTGATATCGTGGGTTATCCACGTATCGTCAATGCGTCCAAAGGTCTCGACGGCTATGGTCAACCTAAGTATAAGGCTGACAAGTCACAAAACAAAATCCATTTTATTGGGTTTATGTGGCACGTCGATGGTGCGTTTACTCTAACGACCGAACCTGAGGAAATCTACGAAGAACTCAAGCTTTGTTGTCAAGCAAATCCTGAGCTTCCGTTACACCCTAGTAACTTCTATCTACTAGAAAATGACGAAGGTGTATTACGTAGATTAATCTCTGGAGGACAACTTGTCTTAGGACATAGCTATACTAAAGCTAGAGAATGGACAAGTAAATCTGATACACCAAAACTCAGAGTGTCCGACAAAGTAGAATCTTCTACTTCCGCAGTGAAACCTAGAGCTTTATGGTCTAGTAAGTAACTGAGCTGAGGGCTAACTCGGAATGGACTCTGAGTTAGCTCCCTCCATACAATGAGGAAAGCAAATGAGTATATATAAAAGAGAATGTTGGGTTGACTGGGCTAGAAATGGTGGCAGAAAAATCTATAGAAAAACATTCGACAACCATTTAGATAGAAAGAAATGGATAGAAGATAAACAAAATGATTCTAGATATATCCTTTTGGTAATGTCTAAGTAATCAAACACCTAAGCAAGTGTATAAACTGCTTACATTTTTTATTTTGTTTTATTTATAAGCCCATAGGTCGGGGGGTTACGGCACACAATGTGGGCTAGAGGTTACACTATGGGTTTACACTTTGTGTATTCATCTAGTTTAATAGGTGTAAGCTCTGGAGTAACGTAAGGTTTTACTATCTGAACTATCTAAATCTAGCTATACATACATTGTAAGGTATTAGATAGTCAAACCTTACATGTAAAAGTGTATAGTTTGTTAGTGCAGTTAAGGTTTAGCCATACATGAGAGATAATAACTATCTAAACTATCTAGATTATCTAGTTTTTTTAACATAATATCACAGACCAAATGATATACATTACGATATAACTAAAATTGGAGCGAATAATTGTTCAGAAAAAACTAGATACTTTAGATACCTGATTGTATCTTATTGATTTCTTTATATATTTCCTATCTAAATTGCTATATATGTTGCCATATATGTTGTAAAGTTTGCAGACTAGTAGCTAGATAGTAGGGTGACACTCTTTGAGGGCGTAAACTTTCCAAGTTTTTCAGGGTTTGTTAGACTTGGCAAAGCCAAAGGGGATATTCCACCCCTGTGGCAACTCAATTAACCTGAAAAGAGCTTATATGCTCGGAGGAAAAACACTATGGAAAACTTAAGAGAAAAATACAAAGACCTAGAGAGAGGCTTGTTACCTGATGATGTACCTGTAAGGGTACACATGAGGTTTCGTAAAGACCAAGTCACCCCTGTTGTGGACATAAAGTGTGCTGATGCCATTGAAGATGGCGATACGTTCACTAGTGCTACTGTCAACGACTTGTGGGCTTACATGCACTACAAAGCACAAAACAATCACGACCAAGATGGTAACAAGAGAGTTGCTCAGGTGTCGTATTCAATGCCAAAGACACCACAAGAGGGTACACCTGTGCCAACACTTATGGTTGGCTATTGCTATGCAGGTAAACACCCGTTGGATAATATTTATATCTACTACGGTGTGCCTAAAGGCAAAGCAAGTAAGAAAGGTCTAACACTCTCTAAGGACGAAACAAAATCCTTTGAAGAGTTCAAAAAGACTTTCAACGCTAGTAAATAACACAACAATGGGGACACTAGGGCAACCTAGTGTCCCTTTTTATATACTTATATGGAGGACACTATGAAATCTAAGTATGCACAAAAGGTCGCTAATAGACCTACACAACAACAACCTGTACGAAAGGTTATATCACAGACTGTAAGGAACAATAGGGTGGTAGCAGAGCAAGTCACTTATGTATCTTACAAGAAATCTATAACCAAACATGAGAGGTTGATATGACCATAAGAGAACATATACGCATGGCTATTACCTATGTTAAACAACACAAGAAGTCGCCTAAAGAGTTCTTGAAGTTGCTTAGGATACACCATGATATCAATAAATGCCTATCAATAATGGGTATTTAATAACAACAGAGGGGGACACTAGTTGTCCCTCTCACAACACATTGAGGTAGACACTATGTCTAAATGTAAGATATGTAATACTGTAATACCACACGGGAGGTTGGCACTAGGTTACCAAACATGCCTAACTTGTGGTGAGATAGAGGCACGTAAGCGTAAGCATACGATAGTCCCTATGCACAAGTCTAACTACATTGTGGTTAGCAATAAAGAAGATTTAAAAGGTATCAATAACAAGGGAGGTAAGCATAATTAACTATACATTATGGTTAAGTAATATTAAAATACTGTAGAGGTGTAACGTACCTCTGGTCATGGGATAGATAGGTGATAATGCGAAAGACATTTAATTGTCTGTGTAAGCTTACGCATACTACCTTAATGTTATACAAAAGCAGTGGTGCAAGTATACGCCTATCTATCCTTAATGAATTTTGTGCCTTAACTGTGGAAGTAGAAGAGGTACGGGTTTCCCCTCTTTGAGGGGGGAAACTTTCCAAATTTTTCAATGATTGCTAAGGTAAATCAAATCACGAATTTCTCACGATAGGTTGTGAGGATATAACAACACACAAGGAGATAATAATGGAAACTAAACCATTGAAACTTTTCTTCTTACGCTATGGGAAAGGTGGAGGTTATGTTATTGATGAGGCTACAGGTAAGCCTGTACATTTTGATAACAAGAAAACTGCCAAGTTACATAGGAAAGACAATATGTTTGTCGCCTATGGCTCTGACCATAAAAAGTTCAAAGGAGGACAATAATGCGAGCAAAACTAATGAAACAAACCATTAAGGATTTGTTTAAAATAAAGAGGACAATAGCTATCGAAGGTAGCCCAGGTGGTGGTAAGACTACCATATGCCAAGAGGTTGCCAAGGAAATGGGTGTTGGATACATTGAAGTACATATGCCAACCATGTTGGTAGAAGACTTTGGTATACCCATACCACAACCTGATGGCACATTGAAACACACACTAGCAAACTTCTTTCCTGCAGTAGGCAGTAATCATCCTGATACAGGTATACTATGCTTTGACGACATGAATCAAGCTAGTGCTGACTTGCAGAAAGTGGTGGCTAACATGTGCCAAGCTAGAAACCTACATGGTGTGCCAATGAAAGAGGGTTGGCAAATAATATCAACAGGCAACAAGGTGTCAGATAGGGCAGGGGCTAATCGCATACTGTCTCACTTACGTAACAGGCATACTGTGTATGACTTAGAGACACACGTTGATGATTGGTTGTCATGGGCTATTGACCATGATGTCAAACCCGAAGTCATATCATTCATTAAGTTTAGAACAGACTTACTGCATGACTTTAACCCACAACGAGAATCTAATCCTACACCAAGGAGTTGGGTTGAAGGTGTATCCAATGCGATAGGCATTGTATCACAAGAGGCAGAGTATGAGACATTCAAAGGGGCAGTAGGCGAAGGGGCTAGTGCAGAGTTCGTTGGGTTTATTAAGATATTTCGTAATCTACCTGACATTGAACAACTCATCAAGAAACCACTAGACGCTATTGTGCCTAATGACCCTGCTACATTGTACGCAATGGCTGGTAGTCTAGCCACATATTCAACGGTGGATAACTTCAAGAATGTATTGACATACCTAGACAGGATACCACCTGAGTTTTCAGTACTGTCGGTATCGTATGCAGTCAAGAAGAACACAGACTTGATGAATACACCCGAGTTCACTAAGTGGGCAGTAGACAAACAAAATGTAATAATATAATAGTGAGGCAAACACAATGAGTAAACTAAACGGCAAAGCCTTGTTAGTTCAGTTGAACATACGACAAGCTACTATGCGTAAGAGAGACAAGAAAGCTACCCAAGATATAGCTATGTCTAACAACGCAGAAGTATCTAGTGGTAATTACAACAAAGCATTGTTACCAATGGCACAACCATTGGATGACATAAAGAAACTAACATGGAATATACGGAAGATGTTTTATGAGAACACACTACCATGGCTTACTGATGGTACTATGATACTACCATCTAAAAACTATCTATCCTTTATGGAGATGTATAGGAAAGCTAAGTCACAATGGGAAGTACTAGTAGAAGATTTTATTAGAGACTACCCAAGGCTGATAAGAAATGCACAAATATCTCTAGGTAAACTGTATGACCCTAATGATTATCCTGATACAGATGAGTTGAGAAACAAGTTCAGTATGGATGTTACAGTCATGCCTGTACCTGCAGATGACTTTAGAGTATCAATACCTGACAATGAGTTGGCACAAATTCGTAGTGAAGTGACACAACAAGTTGAGACTGCAACAGCAGTAGCTATGAGAGAGGCATGGCAACGGTTGTACGATAGAGTAAAACATATATCGGATAAGTTGCATGACCCCAAGTCAATCTTCAGAGATACATTGATAGATAACACTAAGGACATATGCGACTTACTTAAACGATTGAATATCAATGATGATGAGAATCTAGAAAGGCTCAGAGCAGAGGTAGAACAATCATTTACTAAACTACACCCTGATTCATTACGTAATAATCCACATCTAAGGGAAGAGAAAAGTAATGTAGCTAAGGATATTATGAAGAAAATGGGTGCCTATATGGGAGATATATAATGGATATAAACACACGAATAAGTAAAGCTAAGACACGATTGATACTTGAACACCCATTCATTGGCACAGTAGCTATGAACATGGTGTTCAGAGTTAGTGATGAGTGTCCAACGGCTATGACTAACGGCAAAGAAGTTGTGCTAAACCCCGACTTCTGTGGGACATTGAGTGATGATGAGTTACTATTCTTGGTGGCTCATGAATGCTTTCATCCTATGCTTGAACATTGTGTTCGTAGAGGAGACAAGGACGCACGACTATGGAATGTAGCTACTGATTTTGTAATCAATCAGCTACTTGTTGATGAGCATATAGGTGTAATGCCTAAAGATGGGTTGTTGGATAAGAGTATCTATGATGAGGGCGAGGGTATATCAGATAAGATATACCACTTGCTACCACAAGATGACAAAGATACACCCAATGGTGGTATCCAAGGAAGTGGTCAAGCATTAGATTCGTGCGAAGATGGTGGTCAATCCCCTGCTGAGATAGAACAACAACGAGCAGAATGGAAAGTTAAAGTAGCACAAGCAAGTCAGTCAGCTAAGATGATGGGCAAACTTAGTGCCAACATGGAGAGACTTGTTGGTACATTACTTAAACCTAAAGTTGATTGGCGTGATGTCTTACAACGATTCGTTGTCAAGCAAAGGAATGATGACAGGTCTTATGCAAGACCGAACAGAAGATTTATTTCACAAGGACTAATCATGCCTAGTGTTTCAGGCGAGGGACTAGGCGAGATAGCATTTGCAATAGATACATCAGGCTCTATTACTGAGAATGAATTGAATCAATTTGCAAGTGAAGTAAGAGAAGTATGGGAAACACATAAACCCGAGAAGATACACGTTATCTATTTTGACAGTAGCGTTTGCCATGCTGATGAGTTTGATAGGGACACAGAGCCTACCTTTAAGCCACATGGTGGTGGAGGTACGGCATTTAGCCCTGTCTTTACATACATGCAAGAGAAAAACATAAACCCTGTTGCATGTATATTTCTAACAGACTTGTGTTGTAGTGACTATGGGGATATGCCCGATTACCCTGTGCTATGGGTATCAACAAATGAGAGTGCGAGTACACCACCATTTGGAGAAGTGACTATTATGCAAGATGAAACAAACAACAAGAGAGGTAATTAAAATGGCAACAGTAAGAATAAGTCAAAGACTATATGAAAATATAGTAGACAATACTAGACATTTGTTTAGAAATAGAATCAAACAAGCTAAAGAAAACTATAGTAAAGCATGGGGTAGTATGATAGCTAGTAATTTATATCCTGCTACTGTTATAGAAAATCTTAATAAGTTAGATACAGGTTGGATTAGACAGTCTAAAGGTATAGAATTTGAGGGATTTTATAACACACCAAATGAACTAACTATTAAGAACTACAGCTTAAAGTACTTTGATGTACCAAGTTTTCCTATACCAAATGAGCGTGAGGTAGTGACACAGTATGGTTGGAGACTTGGCTCTACTTATCATGGAGATTGTAGTATAGCACTAGACGCTACTAATCCTAAGTGGGATACATTACACAAAGAGTATGAAGAATATGCAAGTAAAATACAAGAGATAGAACAGGAACAAAAAAGTACTGTTGATACGGTAATGAAAGTATTGGATAACTATTCTACTCTAGCCCCATGTATAAAGGTACTACCTAAGATATATGACTTGCTACCCGAAGAGACTAAAGATAGACACAACGAAGTGTTGAATAAAAGTAATAGGGCTACACCTGAGCAATTAGATATTGATACATCTAAACTAGATGTAGCTATGGTCAAAGATAAAATAACTAAAGGAGGAAATGAGTAATGGTATGGTACACAAATCATAATAATGGTGTTAGTTATATAAACACAGATGATTGGGGTAGTGCTGAGTCAGGGTATAAAATCCCTGACCATGACTTAGGTAAGTTTGAGTACAAAGAACTACATGCTTATGCTTTGAGGTCACGAGATGTTTATGGCAAAGGCAAGTATATAAATACATGGCTTAGATTAAAACTTAACAGTAATGAAGAGCCTGAAATATGGGTAAATGGGGATAAATTTATGAGTGTTAGTAAAGATAACATTGCTACTGTGCATATGGATACAGGTCATATATGGCGTAGCTCAGGGACTTATGTAATAGCATTGAATAGGTGGATACCTTTTACAATAGAAAGACATAGGACAGGTATCTATAGAATTGCACACAACCTTAATATATATAAACACCTTGAGAAAACATGGGATAAAGATAAATATTATTGGCATGAAATATCTGCATTCATGAGACAAAGTCAAGTAGTTTGTGACGGACTAAAATACAATTTGTTGACAGGAGAGTTGCTAAATCCCAACACAGACCACGAGCCTCAAAGATGTGTAGAGAACATAGATAAACGGAAAGTATGGAGAAAGAAGATAACTGCTTTCAAGAAACAGTTACGAACAAGAGCAAGGTTAGGTCTTATTGATTCCACCCTAGATAAATTAAAGAGTGTAGATAGAGGTAAGTTCATTGATATGGTAGAGACACATGCCAAGTTGTTGGGGGAATATGACGATAGGATTAGTGAGGCTATTTATGCTATAAGGAAAGATACTAGTAGTAACTATAACATAATAGACTTGATTGATACTCGTTGGGACACCCCTGAAAGCATAAAGTTTTTAGCAAAACACATAGATGAAAATACTATGACTTCTGAAATATTTATGCCTATATGTTTAGCACTAGATAGTATCAGTTGGCACAGAAATTGGAGAAATCAAAATGACATAGATAGAGATAAAGATATTAACACTTTCTTCAATCAACTAAGTATACATTTACGCAGACACTATGGAGTGATAGAAAAAGAGGCTACTATAAAACAGGGAGGTGAGTTACATAAATTTAGTAAAAGACAAGGACATTACAACTCGTTGCCAATGGGTATAAAACAAGTACACAACGCATTTAAAGGAGTATTAGAGGAGAAAAACAAATGAGAGTAAGAGTATATAAAGATGTTGAAGTAAAAGATGATGATGACTATATAGAAAATGCTATTGAGGTAGCAACAGATTGTTTGAGTGATTTTGAAGTAGAAATATTAGAGGAGGAAGATGATGATTGTAGACATAGACTTGAATGAGGCAAGAGGAAAACAAATGAGTAGAGAAGAAATGATAGAAGTAGTATCCAATACTTTAACAGGAAAAATAGGCGAACATTTACACATAAAGCTATCTGATATAGAAGAGTTTAGAACTTTAGGTAGCAAGTATGATGGTGGGTGTATAGTAAACGTAAAGCTAAAAGAGGGACATAAGTATAAAGATGTACCTATGAGAATACTAACAGACACAATGCTAGAGTTTATGCAAAGTGATGTAAAAGATATATTAGCTACTAAGAAAACAAAATATTATTATCTAACAAAATTTAATAAGGAGAAAAACAAATGAGTAATAAAGACGGTTGGGTAGATGATTACACAATAAGTATTGAATGGTGTACTGATGATGTTTTGGAACATGTACGCATGAGAAATATGAACAGGTTGTCAGATGATATACCAAAAGAAAAACTAACTTTAGATGAATGTAAAGAGGTGTTAGCTAGATGTTTAAGAAGACATGACGCTAATCATGGTATTACATGGGACACATTAGATTTTCACATTGACGACATTATAAAGGAGAGAGATGATGATATTAGCAAAGATTAAAGAACGAAGTGGGGAGTATGAGTATGAGCATTATTGTTGGTACCAAACAGTAAGCAAGGAGGATTATAAAAATGGAAAGTTAAACGAAAGGCATGTGCTATCAGATTTTTTTAGTAATGAAAGAATTGATGATGAGTATGATAAAACCAATAGAGGTTATTGGCTTGATTCGATTGCAATAGTATGGGTCGAATGGGTTAAAGAAATAACAGAAGATGAACTAACAACGCTGAAGAAGTTTCAGGTTGTTTACTAGGAGAAAAGCAAATGAGTAATGAAAATATAGACACAGTAAACATAGCTGTTGTTGAAGACAGAGAAGTGACAATTCATTGGGGGGTACAGATACCTTTTACAGATACAGAAACAGATAGTGTACAAGTATACTTAAAAAGCAAAGGGCATAAAATATCTAATGCTGGCATTATAGACTTTTATTTAATAGATTCAATTAGAGAGGTACATTATAGTGATTGATTTATTCGATAAACAAATATGTATTGATTGTGGTAAACCTTGTCATTTTGGAAGTGGTCGTTTTGTAAACAGATACCCAGCTTACAATGATGATAAAGAGGGTTATAGATGTGGAGAGTGTGTATCTGAAGTAGAGAAATTGTATGAGGAGGAAAACAAATGACAGTAGTAGTATGGGACGGCGAAACTTTAGCCACAGACAGACAGGCTAGTGATGGCTCACTTAAATGGGAGACAGACAAAGCATGGTATGTAATGAGAGATGATAAACCTTACATAGTATCGGGAGTAGGATACCTCAAATACATTGTCTCTTTAAGAGAGTGGTTTATTAATGGGGCAGTACCTAATGAATATCCTTACGGGCTAAAAGATTCTGCAACTAGGATTACCACACAACAACTTGTTGTCGTAGATAAAGACAAAGGGTTGATTGTTTATGATGATTCTCCTTATCCAACAGTACATGGTTTTGTGCCATGTGCATTCGGAGATGGTAAAGAGTTTTCGTATGGGGCATTGAGTATGGGGGCTACTTCAAGTGAGGCAGTAGGTGTTACTAATGAGCATTCTTTACATTGTGGAAAAGGGGTGGCAATATATAGTTTACATAAAAGTAAAGTAGAGAACTTGTCATGAAGAAAAAAGATAATATAGATAACCCAATTCATTATACACAAGGCAAGATACAAGTTTGGGATTTTATTGTTGATAAGAAATTAGATTTTTTAGAGGGTAATATTATTAAGTATGTTGTTCGGTGGAAGAAGAAGGGGGGATTTGAGGATTTAAAGAAGGCACAGGCTTATCTTAATAAACTAATAAAAGAGAATGAGTAATGGATATAGTAACTATAGACTTTGAAACCTATTATGATAGGGAATACTCCTTATCTAAAATGACAACCGAGGCATACCTTAGAGACAAAAGGTTTGAGGTTATCGGTGTAGCTATTAAAATTAATGATGGTAAGACATGTTGGTATGAAAATATGGATGAGGCGTTCAATGACCTACCAACGAGTTATTGTGTGTTAGCACATAATACAATTTTTGACGGGTCTATATTTCGGTGGAAGTGTAGCAAAGAGCCTAAGTTTTGGTTTGATACTATGTCTATGGCTAGACCCAAGCATAACTTGACAACAGGTTGTTCATTAAGTGCTTTAGCAAAACACTACAAACTTGGGGCAAAGGGTACTGAAGTACTTAATGCTTTGGGTAAACACAAAGCAGACTTTACACCACAAGAACTTGATATGTATTCTAAGTATTGTATCAATGATGTTGAACTTACCTACAAACTATTTAAAAAATTATCAAAAGGTTTCCCTTTATCAGAACTTATGGTCATTGACCAAACCTTACGAATGTTTATTAATCCTACTGTTGAACTAAACAAAGAACTGTTAGCAAATCACCTGAGCTCAATCAAGCACAACAAACAACAACTCCTTGACACGTTATCTACAAAATACCCTGGAAAGAAAGGACTGTCAAACGAACAGGTTAAAAAAGCCCTTATGTCAAATCAAATTTTTGCCAAGCTACTTATAAAGTTAGGTGTCACACCACCTTTAAAGATATCAGCTACGACAGGTAAAGAAACTTATGCCTTTGCTAAGACTGATAAAGAGTTTGTAAGTTTGCAACAACACCCCAATCCTATTATACAACAACTCGTTTCAGCAAGGCTAGGTGTTAAGTCTACTATAGAGGAGACAAGAACTGAAAATCTTATAGAGGTAGCAAACAGAGGTACATTACCTATTATGTTAAATTATTATGGGGCACATACAGGTAGGTTTAGTGGTGGAGATAAACTTAATTTACAGAACTTACCTCGTAATGGGGCTTTAAGAAAATCTTTAGTAGCACCTAAAGATAAGGTATTGATAGCATGTGATTCATCACAGATTGAGGCACGAATGGTTGCATATATAAGTGGGCAAGAAGATTTAGTACAAGCATTTAGAGAGGGTAGAGATGTTTACAGTGAATTTGCTAGTGAGATATATGACAGAAATATTACAAAAGAAGATAAGCTAGAAAGATTTGTAGGAAAGACTTGCATACTAGGACTAGGTTATGGTATGGGAGCAGAGAAATTTAAGAACACATTGGCTATGGGTCAAGGTGGTATGTCAGTAGACATAGACTTGAATGAGGCAAAAAGAATTGTCAATTTATATAGACAGAAAAACCACAACATAGTTTCTTTTTGGGGAACTTGTAATCATGTATTAGAAACCATGGTGTATGAAGGTATAGGGTCTATAGGAAATGGCATATGCAAGTACGATTCAGAGGGTATTATACTACCAAATGGTTTACGTATAAGATATCCCGAATTGCGAAGAACATCAGAGGGATTTAAGTACATATCTAATGCTAGAACTTACAGGAAGTTAATGACTACAGGAAGTTTAGAAGATAAAGATTGGACTAAAATCTATGGTGGTAAAGTAACAGAGAATGTTGTTCAAGCGTTGGCTAGGATAGTAGTATCAGAACAAATGATTGAGATAGGTAAGTATTACCAAGTCTTATTTCAAGTACATGATGAAATAATCGTTTGCCAGATGCAAAAAAACAAGTCGGACACACAACAACACATTGAGACAATCATGTCAACGTCGCCCAGGTGGGCACAGGGATTACCTGTAGCCTGTGAGAGTGGGGTTGGCTTTAATTATGGAGAGGCAAAATGACAGACATAATAGGAACAGATGGAAAAGAAATAAAATCGGAGGGAAAATCTAAAAAAGATTTTGCTATCGAACTATTAAATAGTATCGAAAAGAAAATTTCTGAGGGAAAAAATTTAGATTCTTCTTTTATATTGTTAAAATTAGATGGACAGTACCTTAGATACTCAACAGGTACAGATAATGTTATGGAAGATATAGCACAACTTGAACTATTAAAACATGACTTATTAAATAGAATGACACAAGCTAAATGAAATCAAAATTAACTCATAGTTATTCATCTATAAAGATGTATGAGAATTGTCCAAAGCGATACCTGTATCAACGTATTAATAAAGAGGTCGTAGATACAGGTAGTGACGCAACAATATATGGACAAAGAATACACAAGGACTTGGAGAATAGATTACTTCATGGGCAGGCCCTACCACAAGAGACAAGCAAACACGAACAAGTTTGTCAAACCTTACAACAACTTACCCAACATGCAACACTTCTTGCAGAACAACAGCTATGCCTTAATGAAAACCTTACACCAACAGGTTGGTACGATAACGACGCATGGCTCAGGTCTATTTTAGATGTGCTTATTATTAAAGGAGACAAGGCTATAGTAATAGATTGGAAAACAGGTAAACGTAGACCCGATTTCATGCAACTAGAATTATTTGCATTACAAGTATTTAAACACTATCCCAATATTAAAAAGGTTAAGTCTACTTTTGTATGGTTAAAAGAAAATAAAACTGATACCGAAACTTATACTACTAAAGATACAAGTGTAATGTGGCAGAACATATTAAATAGAATAGAAAGAATTAATCAATCGTGTAAAACTAATAACTTTCCAGCACGGCCTAGTGGATTATGTAGGTGGTGCCCAGCACAACACATCTGTGAATATGCACAGATATAATACTTGACAGTAATGTATACCTAAGTATACTTACATAATGGTAGTAACACCCGAAGGCAAAATCAAATTAAAACTTGACAAGATGTTAAAGTCTTACAACAAGGACGTGTGGTATTTTAATCCACAGTCAGGAATCTTTGGTAAATCAGGGATACCTGACAAAATACTCTGTGTAAATGGGAAGTTTATCGGAGTAGAGTGTAAGGCGGATAGGACTAAGAAACCCACCGCCTTACAACTTCAATGTATGGAAAAGATATCACAAGCAGGGGGTGTTTGTTTTGTAGTGTACGATAACGAAACAATTAATCAAGTCAAGTTATATATAGAAAGAATTATATGATAGTAGTAGAAAAAGCAAAAGCAATAGCATTGAATTTAAATAACCCAAACAGAGTGTTAGACGTTATACCAGAAGCCAGGCAACTAACGTTTAACAACCAACAACTTGTTGTCACACCACATACAATTCCTGCTTCTCACCGTTTACGTGCATTAGGATTCAAAGTGCCATCACCAATACTTCATTATTACAGTTGGAGTGGGCAGTTTACACCCTACAAACATCAAAAGATGACATCAGCTTTTCTTACCATGCACGACAAGGCGTTGGTGCTTAATGAAATAGGTACAGGCAAAACACAATCAGCTCTGTGGGCATGTGACTATCTTATGTTGGCAGGTTATATTAAAAAGGTTTTGATTATATCGCCTTTATCAACTCTTGAAAGAGTGTGGGGCGACAGTATTTTTATGGGGTTTCCACACAGACAAGCCGTTACATTGCATGGTGCAAGTAGCAGAAGGTTAAAGCTATTAAACAGCAACGCTGATTTTTATATTATAAACCATGATGGTTTCTCTATTATATCTGAAGAAGTAAAAGGCATGTTTGATTTAATCATAATTGATGAAGCAGCCGTGCTACGTAACCCATCTACCAACAGGTTTAAGGTAGTTAGAAAGTATTTAAATAAATATCCTGATACTAAATTATGGATGATGACAGGCACACCTACACCTAACGACCCAACAGACGCATGGGCATTAGCTAGATTAGTAGATAGCCCATTTAATCCAAAAACTTTTACAGCATTTAGAGATTCTGTAATGATGAAAATAGGGCAATGGAAGTGGGTGCCAAGACCTGAATCCATAGAGATTGTTAAAGAAGTATTATATCCCGCTGTTCGATACACTAGAGATGAGTGTTTTGATTTGCCTGATACCGTATTTCAAACTAGAAAAGTGGCTCTTACTAAAGAACAAAGAGACCATTATGATAAAATGCTAAAGCATTATGTCACCGAGTTGGTACAAGAAGGGACAATAACAGCAGTTAATGAAGCAGTTAAGCTACAAAAACTCATACAAATAAGTTGTGGTGTTGTATATGGCGACAACAGTAGACATATAGAATTAGATTGTGCACCTAGAGTTAACTTAGTTAAAGAAGTTATAGAAGAAGTAGGTGGTAAAGTAATAGTATTTGTTCCACTAACAGGAACATTAAAGATGTTAGAGAAAATACTCTCTAAACAATGGAGTGTGGGGGTAGTCAATGGTGAAGTTTCTGCTAGTAAAAGAAATTTTATATTCCATAACTTCCAACACACAACTGACCCACATGTCTTGGTAGCCCATCCTGCTACTATGGCTCATGGTCTAACACTAACCTCTGCTAGTACTATTATTTGGTATGGGCCAGTGACTAGTAATGAACAGTATGTTCAAGCAAATGGGAGGATAGAAAGGATAGGAAAAAAGCACGTATCAAACATAATACATATAGAGGCTACTGACCTTGAACATAAAATGTTTGAAAGGCTAAAGAACAAACAAAAATTACAGGGTTTATTACTAGACCTTATTAAGGAGGGAACAGACGAATGAGTGTAACTGTAGATAAAGTAGTAGCTAAGTATATAGGTTATAGAAACGAGAAAGAATCTCTCGAATCTGATACTAAAGCTAAAGTTAAAATTATAAAAGAGAACATGGCTAAGTTAGAAGCTTGGCTAAAAGAAAAAGCAGATAAAGATGGTGTTGATTCTTTTAAAACATCTAGTGGTACAGCATTCCTAACGACTACTGATTTTGCAAGAGTAGAAGATTGGGACGCAACACTAGGTTTTATAAAGGACAATGACGCATATGATTTGCTTGAAAAACGAGTTAGTAAAACAGCAGTACGTGGTTATATAGAGGCCAATAAATCTGTACCATCAGGTGTAAATTATGGTACACGTATTGATGTTAATGTTAGGAAACCCTCTGTAAAAGCAGAAGACTAAATGATTAACTCAAGATTATCAATCAGAGATTCTAAGTTTCATGTTGTGTCTCAAGATAAAATAAGGACACTTGATGAGACAAGTTTAGATGTAATAATTGTGGGTGCGAGTCCAAACTTATCTAAACAATATTATGAAGGAGAGTTTTCTTTTGATAGAGAATCGTATACACCTGATTGCTATTCGTTAGATGGTGTAACACCTAGTGTAGATAGTGTCTCACTTCAATGTGACGTGTGTGCATTATGTCCTCAAAATTCTTGGGGCTCTAGAATTACACCACAAGGGCACAAAATAAAAGCGTGTTCTGATATTAAAAGACTTGCTATTATTTTTGCAAATCAACCACATGAAGAAATTTACTTACTACAAGTAACGCCTTCATCACTAAAAAGTTTGAACGCATATCAAAAGACATTGTCTATGAGAGGTATTGCACCTGAGATTAGTAAGACCACATTGTGTTTTGATACAGGAGTAGACTTTCCTAAACTTGAGTTTAAGTTTGGTGGTCTTGTACCAATAGATGTTCAAGCTTATGTCGATTCGATTATCGGAACCGAAATCGTAAGTAAAGTGATAGGACAACTTGTTGTAGCAAATAAACCAAAGCTTAGTTCTGCAGAAGAATATGGATTCACTAAAGAAGTAGGTTTTACAATTAACAATAAGTCGGAGGAAAATCAATGACTACAAAAATAACAACACCCAAAGGTGTAGCTAACTACCCTCACATTAGTAAACCTGATGAAGGTAGAGAATATTCTGATGGTAAGTATAAAGTTAATTTATCTTTATCTCCAGAAGACGCTAAACCTATAATAGAACAAATCAATGCTGTATTACTAGCTGGTATTAAAGCTGAAAAAGAAAACAACCCTAATAAAAAACTTAAACAAGCTCCACTACCTTATCTAAAAGAAACAGTAAAAGATGATGATGGTAATTCAGTAGAGACAGGCAACATTATTGTAAAGTTTAAATCTAAATATAAGCCTCAAGTATTTGATTGTGATAACAATGAAGTATTTGACCACAACATATGGGGTGGCTCAGTAATTAAAGTAGGTGGTGAACTTGCATTCTATAGTTCTGCTATAGGTTGTGGTGTAACTATAAGACTTAAAGCTGTGCAACTTATTGAGTATGTTCAAGGCGGAAGCGGGGCTGATAGTTTTGGGTTTGAAAAAGAAGATGGCTTTACTTTTTCTGACGAAAGTACAAACACATCACAAGAAGTTGACATAAATGTTAACGTCCCTGCTGAAGATGCAGAAGTTGCACCTGCACCTGTTAAAGCTAAACCAAAAGCTAAAGCTAAACCTAAAGCTAAACCAGCTCCTGTTGAAGAGCCTGCACCAGTTGCAGTTGCTACAGACAGCAGTAATTTAGCAGATGAGATAGCTAATTTAATTGGAGATACTGATGACTAACAGAGCTCCATTAGACTTTAAAAAAGTTGAAGCTCTAAGAAAGCATATGTTACTTACGACCAGTAATATGGCTGAGTTGTTTACTATATCTCGCATGACATATTACGGATGGATAAAAGGAAAGCCTGTCCGTAAAAAAAATCACGATAGAGTTATAAGTACTCTAAGAAATTTGTTAAAAGTTATGGAGAATGGGTGGCCTCAGCCTAACATTATCGCACTAGAACAGAAAGATAGATTCAAAGAGCTTCTTGAGGTTTTAGAGAAAAAGAAATAGTATATTAAAAAAGGGGTAGTTGGTTTTTGCTTTAGTAGATTTCAGTTTTTCCAGCTACTCCCATATAACAAGAAAGGTAATCAAATGAATATGTTGGAATTTTTCCAGCAAGTTCTACCGACAGAAGGATTCTATGTCACCACAGTTATTAATACTGATGGTAGAAAACAAGGGTTTTTTAAAACGGTAGACGAGCTGGCAACGGTGTGTGAGAGGTTGGATAAAACCAATAATAATACATACTTTGCTATATCAGCATTTAAACAGAAAGGAAATAGAAAACAAGATAACGTACGAGCTACTAAAGTTATAGCCATAGATGTAGATTGTGGGTCAAATAAACCCTATCCATCTTGGAAGGAAGGTCTTATTGCATTAGGTAAATTTGTAAAAGACATGGGTTTACCCAAACCTATGATAGTGCATTCAGGTAATGGGCTACATGTTTACTGGGTATTGACAAAAGAATTGGAGCCTGAAAAGTGGAAGCCACTAGCAGAGGCTATGAAACAAGCTTGTATTGACAAAGAATTTAAGATAGACGCTGGGCTTACAGCAAACAGTGCTTTAGTTTTAAGGCCTATAGGCACACATAATCCTAAGAATGGTAATGAAGTTAAAGTTTTAGTAGCGTCAAAACCTACTGACAACTCAGTGATACAAGAATGCCTATCATATTACTATCGCAAAAACATGCGTGGAGAAGATAGCTCATTACAAGACAACTCATTGTTAGGTAATCTAGCTAGTAACCAAGAGCACCAACCATCTATAGGCTCTGTTGTTTCTAGTAAGTGCAAACAAATAGAATGGGCTGTAGCCCATCAAAATGAAGTAGACGAGCCGTTGTGGTATAGCATGATAGGAGTAGCGGCGTTCTGCGTTAGCCCCGAAAAAACGGCAATACAGTGGTCTAAGGGGCATTCTAGATATAGTAAAGAAGCTACTATAAATAAACTTGTGCAGTGGAGAGAGTCTGCTTCAGGCCCTACTACGTGTTTAAAATTTGAAACAAATAGACCTAGTGGATGTAAAGGCTGTAAGTATAAGGGTAAGATAGGGTCTCCTGCTAGATTAGGTGTGCAATATCAAGAAGCCCCAGTAGATAAAGAAGCTCCTGATAAGATAGCTAATTCAATACCTATGCCTAAACCATTTAAAAGAACTAAAGAGGGTATAAAAGTAACCATAGATGATACAGATATAGATGTATGTAAGTTTGATATATACCCTGTAGCATATGGACATGATGAATCTTTAGGGTACGAAACTGTAAGGTATCATTGGAATAGACCTCATATGGGGTGGCAAGAACTTGTACTAAGGCAAGCTCATCTCACTGATGGAAACCGTGAGTTTCCTAGTGCTATAGCAGACCAAGGGATTGTATTGTACAATAAAAAGCAAACGGAGTATTTTCAACTTATGCTAAGAACTTACATGGATGAATTGAGACAGATTCGTACAATGACAAACCTGTATTCTACTATGGGTTGGAAAGAACGTAACCAATCATTTGTTTTAGGTAACACTATACTTAGACGTAAAGACGACGGGTCAGTTACAGAGGAGAAGATTAATCTAGCCTCGGTTGTATCTAAGAGTAGTACAGATATGTTTAGTACTAAAGGCTCATTACAACAATGGGTTAATCTTACATCTGTACTAGAGAAAGCTAATCTTAAATCACATATGTTTGTACTAGGTGTAGGATTTTCAGCACCCCTATATAACTTTACTGGACTTAAAGGACTGACAGTATCACTGTATGGGCCAACGGGTGGTGGTAAAACGCTATCTCAATACTGGGCTCAATCTATATATGGTAACCCTGATAAGCTACACTTTGCAGCTAAGTACACACAGAACAGCTTGTTCTCACGTCTTGGTACATACGCTAACTTGCCGCTAACCATAGACGAAGTAACCATGATGAACGATAAAGAAGTCGGAGATTTTTGTTACTGGGTATCACAGGGACGTGATAAAGCAAGACTTAATAGAAACTCAGAAGAGCGTGACGCTAAGACATGGGCTACACCTGTTATAGTATCCACCAACAAGTCGTTACAAAGTAAGCTAATTGCATCTGGTCTGGACACAGACGCACAAATGGCTAGGCTATTAGAAGTGACAGTCCCATCAACGCCTGTATTTACTAGAAATACTAATGTAGGTAAAAAGATTTACGACGCAATCCATTCTAATTATGGTGAAGCTGGTAAAGTATTTATTAAAAAGCTACTTGAGATGGGGGAACAGGGAATCCAATCTGCTATAGCAGAGGCTACAGATAACTTTCATAAAAAATATAAAGCCAAGTTTAGTGGGGAAGAAAGATACTGGGAGCAATCTATTATACTTGCTGACCTATCTATGAGCCTAGCTAAAGAGTGGGGGCTGATAAACTTTGAGTACGAGCAGTCTACTGAATGGGTACTTGCACAGATAGGAGCTATCCGTAGGTCAGTACAAGAGAATCAAGTAGACGCATTCGATTTAGTCGCAGAGTATATGGCTGATTCAGCTGATACATCTGTTACTGTTATGCATACCATAGGTCAGAAGTCATTACCTGATTTCTCTAGAATACCAAGAGGAGATATAAGAATAAGACTAGATGTATATCGCAAGTCTGCGTTAGAGCCATTTGATAAAGGGACTATGATGGTAGACAGAACTCATTTTAGAAAGTGGTTGTCCGTGCGTGGTGCTGACTACAAGACATTCAAACAAGAACTCGTTGATGAGAATGTGGTTGCTACTCCTAAGTCAGAGAAAGCATCACTTGGTAAAGATACTCCTGTGAAGTTAGCACAGACTTATGTTATTGGATTTAATCTTACCCACCCTAGATTTCAGAGCCTACTAGAAAACGCCGATATGGAGGCAGATGACCTATCATATGGAAAATTACAGGTAATTGACAAAAAAGAAGGGGTCTGAGAGGCTCGAGAAGGCTGTTTCTAGAGGGGGGCTATACCCTAGGTACCCCCTAAAACTTTACATATCTTGCTCTACGCCGTACGCATCCATTATACGTTTTAAATCAGGTCGTATGGTTTTTGGTGCAAACTTTCTGTATCGTTCAGCAGCTGGTAGACTCCATGAATCATACGCTCTATCAGCAGATTTTTTCCAATCTCTAAATTCAAGAGCTGTGCCTTTATGTTTTTTATTATGTCTAGCTACATCTCGTGCGACTTCTCTCATTGTATCTCTGTCACCTCTTATCCTTGCTTTAACATAATCACTAGTAAATTCCATCTTTAACGCTTTAGCATAATCAGCTGTTTGTTTGTGCATACGTATTATATCGTTTTGATAATTAGCTTTAGCTGGATAGAAGTTAAGAAACCTAAACGCTATGTCTGCTATACCAACATCTCGAGATATAACTTTGCCTTGTCTGTTTGTTATGTTCCCATCCATTGCAAAAATTATACTTTCTGATATGCCTCTAACACCACCAAAAGGTTGCTCTCTAAGGATTGTTCCAAGACCTATTTGTCTATCATTTAAACCTATTAAACTTCCAGTAGCTAAAGCTACATTACTCATTGTAGCCCACGTTGACTCAAGAGTTGACCAAACAGGGCCTAAGAAATTTGCAGTTTCTCTCCAATTATCAGCACCTGCTTTACCTATACCTGATAATGGTAACATATCACCCATACCTAAACGAGTTGACATGGTAGCACCTGTTATATTATCTAGAGGGCCCCGCATAATAATCTTAGCTGACCCAGGTAATAACTCTTCAAAGAAATCATTAGCTTCTTTTTCTATAGTTCCCATTTTAATACCTGATTTTTGAATTAACGTATCAAGTACATCTGCAATGTCTTCAGCAAAAGGCCATCCTTTTAATCCTGAGAAAAGCCACAGCATAGCTAAGAATGCTATCTTCTGACTTCTTGGCATATTACTCATTAACTCAGTAGAGATAATCATAAACTGTTTATACACCATTAAGTAATTAGTAATAGCTCCTCTAGATATTTCAGGTCTGTTAAACATAGAGTACTCACCTTGAGATGTATTGACTGCGTCACGAGCCCAAGCTGATGCTTCTGCTATAGTTTCTGCACTAGCAGTTTCTTCATTTTTTGCCCTCATAAGTTTTTCTTTTTGTAGTCTATAACTTGCTAAGAAAGTAGTTCTTCTGTTTAGTTGTTCTGTGTATGAGAATATAGACATCCACTTTCTTACCACTTCTGCTAGCTTAACATTACCTAAACCACCTCGAGCTGTACCAATTAATGCATTATATTGGGAAGCTTGTAATACTCCTGCTTTTGTAGTTTCGTATATAACACGAGCTTCATCTTCTGATAACCCATGTTTATCTCGTATTCTTTGAGCACGCTCTTGGTCTTTTTTGTTTGTTAATAAGTTTCCATCTTTATCAACACCAGCCATTTGTTCTACATATTTTAATCCAGCTAAGTCTACGTTCCTTCCATCGTATTGTTCTTCAGTAGTAAATTGATTTCTTAGAGTTCCGTAAATATCATTCATTTGAGTAAAGGCTTTATACATTGCTTTTTGTGATTTCATAAATCCAAAGCCTCCACCATATCCACTTTCTGGATTGTAACCTGCTAAATAATTTACTGAATGTGTTTCCATGGCTAATGAGTTTACAAACCCAGTAGCTGGAGATAAACCTAATTGAGAAGTAACAGTTAACAGTTTAAAGAATTGTCCTGCTTTAGACCTAGATATATAATCCTCAGTTGATTCGGATACATTAGGATTTCTTGCATAAAAATCTATTAAACTTCTAAACCTTGTTTTGTAATCGTTCCCTCTTGCTTGCAATGGCATTTCTACAGCTTCTCTTTCTCCACGACCAAGTACACCTTTGTTTCTATATACAGTTACTGTGCCACCTTGAATCCTAGGGTCTAAAGAACCAGCACTATATCTATACTGATTTGCGTAGCGGTCGTACTTTCTTCGGGCTTCTTCTTTAGCAAATTGATTATCTCCTGCTTCTGCAGCTTTTAATTCTTTATGTAATCTATCAAGTTTTTTCTTGTTACCAAACCATAATTTTTGTCCTCTTCTACTATCCATAAGGCTATCAATTTTATATCTATGGTAATTTCTACCTACTAAATGAGCTTGTATTTCTAAATGTTCAGCAATATTTTTTAAAACATCTGCATCCCATCCTGGATTACCTGAACGTTCTAAACTTTTTCTAGCTCTATCTCCTTGTCTGCTAAGTTCTTTAAATATATTTTCTCGTTGTTTAGGATTAGGTTCTGGAAACCCAAGTTGTCTTATTTTTCTAGTAAATAAATATATATCCATTTCATTTTGAAACGGTTGTCCTTCTTGAATACCTGATACTTCTGGTACAAGTGCTACCTCTACCATTTCACCACTAGCGTCTTTTACTTTACGAGGTACATATTTTCTATCTTCTTTACCTTCTTGAGCTGGATTAAATATATCATTAATTTTATCTCTAATACTTTCTGCGGCTTGTACGCCGTTTGTTTGATAATATGGTAAACTATCTTTTATGCTATCATCTAGTTGAACCCGTTCATTTATATCTCCATTTTCATCAAGTGCATATGCTCGTATTGTTACTTGTGTATCACCTCGTCTAGTAAATGGTACATACCCACCTAGTATAGAAGCTTTAGTAGTTTTAGCAGTTTGCATATTTTCTAAATCTAAAGCTATTAAAGCTGAAACATCATCTTTTATATCATATGCTTTAGACTCTTTACCATTTAAAAGCTGGTTTAAATCTTCTAACCCAGATACTATATCTGCAAATTCTTCTGATGCATTTTCACGTTCATATACGCCTACTTCTGTAGCGTCTTGGTTTATCCAGTCTTGTAATTTTTTTTCTTCAAACATAGCACGTTGAGCTCTTGCTAAAAATTCATCCGCCATAGCCACAGATTCTTTATCAGTTTTAATTTCACCTCTTTTATCAACAGTATGGTTTTCAAAATATAATTCTTTATATTTTTTTATAATATTTTCTATAGCAAGCATGTGATTGCCTTGAAAATCTTCGCTAGATAAATCTTTTATTGAACTTAAAACGTCATCTCTTTGTGCTAAAACACCTCTTATATTTGCTTCAAGCACATCCTTAGAACCCTCAGCCATAACTTCTGTTGCTTCTTCGTAAGCTTTAAATATTCTGTCTGAAATAATAAAAGGTTCAAACTGCCCTGGAGCTTCACCTGTTTCTTCTGGTGTGCTAGCTCTATATGTATATCCACCTTGTTCTTCTAGTGCTTTACCATCTTTATCAAGAGCAGTTGGTATTGTAAATCCTTTTTCAAAATCTTCTTTTGTTAGTTTTGCTGCTTCTTTTATTTTTTGAAAAGCTTCTTCGTTGTATACAAATTCAGTTAGAGTTTTACCATTTTTATCTTTTGTAATAATTAATTCATCTAAACCAAGTTCAGCTATTTTAGATTCTGAAAATTTATTTCTTAAATGTAACGCAGCAAACGCTTTTAATTCACCAACTCGTTGTCTTTCTAATGGAGTTAGTCCTGCATCGTTATCTACTGTTACCATATTACCTTCTTCGTCTTCTATCTCTACAGTATCAGGTTCTACTTTGTTATCACCAAACGGTACTAAAGTATTAGGTTTAAATGTCATCGGAGTCATTTCTGCATATTTACCTACATAGGCTCTGACTTGTGCTTGAATTTGTTGCAATACATTATATCCTACTTGAGACCCTTCATTTTTATTTGCTAAATTATTTAACGATTGGAGGCCTTCTATTTTTCTGTCTACAAAAGTTTTAAAGTCTCTAATTTTTGTAGCTAAAGATTTATTACTAAAAACTTCTTTTATCCATTGTTGGGCTCCAGCAAAACCACCGTACTTACCTGTTTGTAAATTAAGTGCATGTGTTTTGTTAAGCATATCAAGCTGTCCGTCGTTATATGTTTCAGCATTATAACGACCAAAAACTTTGTCTTGTTCTAGTTGTTTTATATTTTTAAGAAGTTGTTGTAGTGATACATAATTACCTACATCTCCTGTACGTAAATATCTCCTAGATTGATTTATAAGGTATCTACTACCATCAGCTATAGCATCAAAGTTAGTACCTAAATATTTATTTAAGAAAACTTTTATTGCATTTATTACTCTACTAATAGTACTATTATCTAAATAGGCTGCTGCGTCGGCTAATGCTTCCTCAATAGCTTCAAATTTTTCCATACCATTTTCTATGTTAAGGTCTGCAACAGCTCTAATATGGCTATCAGTATCGTATACTTTTTGCATAACGGTATTAAATTGTTTTTGAGATATTAAAGATTTTAAACCAAAGTGTCCTATAGTTTCGTGAGCTATAACAAACTTTAGTTGTTGCTCAGTTCTAACAAAATCTGAAAATATAATTACTTCATCACCTATAGAATAACCTACAGCGTTTACTGTACCAAAATCATCTCCATATTGTTCTCTACCTGCTCTAGCTCTTTCATATAATTTAGGGTAGTTAGCTTCTAAATCTGCATAGTTACTAACAACAGTAACTTTAGGTTTTATTTTTAGTTGTCTAACAGCTTGGTTAGCAATAAGTTTTACTTTACCTTTAGGTAAGGGGTTTGCTACTGTTCCATCAAATCTAAAGTAACTACCATCGTCACCGAAATCATCTTCGTATGGATTATAATCGTTTTCTAAATCTATTACATCTTCCTCTGTTGCAGCATCTCGTTGTGCTTGTTCTTCTGCTAATCTTGCTTCTTCTGCAGCATCTGTTTTTCTTTTTAATCTAGCTTCTTTCTTACCTTCTTTTTGTGCAACAGGTAATTTCTTTTCAAGTTTTGCTTGTCTGAAAGCGTCAGTTTTTGTAGTAGGTATATAAGTAACTTCATTACCTACACGTTTTTCTTCTAGTTTTAACTTGTTAGTTTTTTTATCAAAGTAAAATCTTAATCTAGTACCATTAATCATTGTACTTTTTTGCTCATCATTAAGTTTTGCGTATCTTTTATTTATTGTTTCGTAGTGCAAAGTTTGTCTGTTATAAATTTTAGGGCCAACACCAGCTAATAAATCCATAATAAGTTTTTCTACTATAGCTACATCTGCTTCTTGTGCTTGAGCTTTTTGCTCATCGCTTAACACTGGGTCGCTAGGTGCATCTAACTCACTAGGTGATGTTTCCATAAATGGTTCTAGCTTACCACCTGTTTTGCTAACTCTTCTTTTATCTATTGTTGGTAATAAACCTCGTGCTTCTGCATATATATACCAAGTTCTTTTTTCTACATCTGGAGATTTAATATTATTAATTTGTGCATCTGTAAGCACTGAAGCTTTCCGTATTACTAAGGCATCTAAAATTTCTAAGTCGTTAATATAATCTTTATCTAAAGTAACTTCTTTTAAAAATCCTTCTGCTAAATTAAGAGCTTTTTTATTTTGTCCTGCAAAAGGCCCCATCCAATTAGAGCTAGTATAATTTAGTATTTCTTCGTAAGCAGCTTCTCTTTCAAATGCTACGTTAGATTCTCTAATTGTATCAATTTGAAGTTGAACATAGTCTTGAATATTCATTACATCGCTTCCAATCATAGCGTTAAAACCTTCTAACCAAACTGTTTTTAACTCTTCTAACACACCAGCTTTTTGTGAATCTTTAGCTAGCTCGTCAATTTTATTACGTGTTGGTTCTGTAAAGCCTTGATATTCTATAGCAGAAGCTCCTGGTATAGCACTTCTATTATCATTCCAGAATTTTATACCTGATACTTCTACACGTTTTCGTCTACGTTCTGCAACCTCTGCATCATCTGCTTGTTTTTTTAAGTTTGCTTTTCTTACTATTTTTTTATCAGTCTTACTTGCTTTGCCTTTTGATTTTAAAAACTCAGCTGCAGCTACATTTAAATCTTTAGATTTATTTTTTGCTGCTTCTCGTTCATCTGCAGCTCTCTCAGCTACTGTTCTAGTATCTGCTAAGTTATCTTCCCCCGTTTTATCTTCTGATTCCTGAACAGGTTTTTGGTCAACTTGCCCAGTGGCGTCTTCAGTTTTCTTAGCTTGTAATTTCTTCTTTCCCGTTGTCTTTTTTCCGACAGGCTTTTTAAGCTTATCTTGTTTGGTAGTGTCAATAGCTGTTTCTTGGTTGTCTCCTGTAGTAGTTGTTCTGCTACCTCTGGCTTGTTTGCCTGTAACCACTTCAGTTGCTTCTTGCTCCGTATCGGCATCTTGTGTACCTCCTTCTTGTTCGTTTCTTTGTTGAATAATTTGTTCTGCAGCAAATTGCCTAGAAAGTACAGGCCCCATATCTCCAAATACTTCTTGAGCTTCAGATATAAACTGTTCAGAATTAACGTCTACATTGTTGTCTTTAATAAATTTATTTGTTTTATCTAACTCTCTTATATCATCAGCTCTAGGAAATTTATCTGACCTAATAAAAGCATTAAATTTTTTTATAGTATCTAAATTATTTTCTTGTATAAGTTTAATAGTTCCTTCTCTTAAATCTTGTTGTTCTTGTGTGGTTAAATTTACTCCAGGAGCAGACATAAATATAGTGAATGTTTTTATAGCTTCTTCAAGTACATCAGAATTAACTTCTGCTTTCTGTTCAGCTTTTAATATTTCAAGTCTATTTCTTAAAGCTGTTATATCACGCTGTAAGTCTCCAGTTATTTTTTGTTTTGAATTAATAACTTCTTTATAAATATCTCTAAGTTTGGTTAAAGCATTTTTTGTTTCTTCTAAATTAAGTTCATTAGCTTTTTTACCTTGAATATTTGCACCAGGACTTCTTAAAATAAAGTTAACATCTTTAGGATTTGCTTCTATATTTTCTACTGATAATAATTCTTCTTTTTTCTTACCTTTTTTTACAACTTTTAAAGTAGCTCCAGTCTCACTTACTGCTTTAATTTCTGCTGTATTTATTGAGCCATCTGTTTCATAGTATTGAATAGTCTGCCCTGCAGCATAACCTGAAGCAGGAGCTGTTACTACTGGGTCTGCTACTACTGGGTCTGTTAAATCTTTTTCTTTTTTATCTAATTGTTTTTTTAATTCATTTATTTCTTTATTAGTTTTCTTATTATCAGTAGTAGTTGTTTCTACTATTGGAGGTGCTCCAACATCAAGTTCTAGTTGGTCTCCTTTATTTTTGTTTTTGTTTATTAGTTTTTTTAACGCATTTATTTCTTTATTAGTTTGTGCAGCAGCTTCAGTTTCTATTCCAGGTAAATCTAACTGTGTGCCTTCAGGTAAAACTGCAACAGGAAAATCTTTTGCTGGTTTTTTATTTAATTCTTTTTCTAATACATTTATTTCTTCAGTAGTTTGTGTAAATGCAGAAGCTGGTAATTTCATTTGTTGACGTAACAATTCATTTCTTTCATCTCTTGTTGCATCTAATCTATCCTTTCGGCTTGGTTGTTGGTCTACAAATTCTAATGGGTCATTAGGTTCAGTTCTTTGGTTATTTTTATTTAATATATCTGAGCTAGGTCTATTAAATAAGTTAGCTACACCACCGATTGGGCCACCAACAAAAGCTCCTGCTGCAAACGCATTAAGTAATCTTTTTTGTATTTGTGGGTCTCTACTATTAAATTGTCCTGTGTTAGTTAATATTAAACTTTCTTGTGCTACCTCTGTAGCACCTTCTAATGCAGCACCAACTCCAAATCCTTTTGTTGCTCTTGCTGCTCCTCTTTTTAATTTTCCTTTTATTCCGTCATCTATTAATGTTTTACTAATTTTATTTGGGTTAACTCCAAATAGTCTTAGTCCTAACACAAACTCAGGCAACGTTTCAAATGCAGCATAAGGTATTGCAGAAAGAAAAGCAGTCAGTCTATTGTCTTGACCCGTTTCTCTTTGCTCACCATATATATCTCCAACACCTATAACATAACTACTTAAAGTTGTTGCACCTAAAGCACCACCAATTTGAGCTTGTCGTTTGCCCCTTGCAGCTACTTTAGCAGCAGCATCAGGTAACCCTTTTTTAATTGCCTCATCTAAATCTGGTTTAGCAAAAGTTTTTTTAGCAACTCCTTTGCTATCAACAGTAAATATTCTAGGAGTTTTTAATTTAGCAACAGCTGTTAAACTTGATACTTCACGAAGTAATTTTCTTTCACCAGCAGTAAGTGATTTTCTATCTTTCTGGTATTTATTAGCTGCTTTTATTACAGCTTGTTTATAAGATTGTCTACTTGCAAGAGAAGTTATTGCTCCACCTATAGCACCAAAAGGGCCACCTGCAACACCACCTATAGCAGCACCAGCTAACGCAACTACTACAGACTCTAATAAGTTTGGTATTTGTTGTCCAAAGTTAGCAACAAACCAATCTATGGCATCATGTGATTCTTCTGCATCACCGTCTCGTATATACCCACCTTTAATATTAGCAAATTCTCTTTGAAAAGGTTCGTTCTTTTCTAGTTCTTTAGTAGCTTCATCAACAAGACTTTGGCCAAATTCTTCTGCTCCAAAAGCTTGTGATGCTCTACCAAATAATTGTTTTAAATTACTAGCACCTATATCTATGTTTTCAGAAAATAATCTACCCGCTTGTGGGTTTTTAATCCCCTTGATGTAAGAGCCATAATCTTGGGGACTAACTCTTGTCCAATCAGTTGCAACATCTAAAGAAGGTTTTACAGGCGTAGCTTTAATTTGATTTACAGATTGTAATGCTGTCTTAGCGTCGTCATCATCAAACATCAAGCCGTTGACAAACATCTTTCTAGTGCTTGGGCTATAAAAAACTTGAGGTGAATCTAACACATCAGGCGTTTCTGGTGTTGGTTGTATATTAGCAAGTAATGCTTGATTATTTAATTGTAACTCGCTAAGAGAAGGTGTACTTTCTATACCTTTAGCAATACTTTCAGTGCTGGGTAAATTTCTAGCAATAGTATTATTAGAAGGTAAATCTAAGCCTACTTTTAATACCATGTGTAACTCCTATTGTTGTACGCCTACATTTGGTTTACTAGAGTTATCAATTTGATTCATATACTCTTGAGTAGAATATAGTGCAGAACCAAAACCACCGATAGGTTCTAAGTTAAAATATAAAATCTCTTTGCCTTTTTGGTCTTCTTGGATTGAACTTCTAACTCTAAATAATAATCCATCTTTTTCTGCTATAGTCATAAAACCACCTTGACCATCATCTACATCTTTAGTAAATGTCCATCCTTTTTTTGCTGCTGCTATTTCCATATCTTTTTGTTTTAAAGCCATGTCTTTTCTAAACTCTGCGTCTGTTTTATATAAATCTCTTTTAGTTTCTAATTCAAATTTATAATTCTCTTTAAATAATTCTATTTGTAGATTTTCTAATTTTGCTTTGTACTCTCTGTCAAATATTTGTCGACTTTGAGATATTAGTTCAGAAACACTTTTTATTTCTGGTTGGTCGCTTAAACCTACAACAGTAAAAGAACCGTCATCTCTTGGTGTAATTTGTATATTAAGTCCTGTAGCAAATCTTAAAGCAGCAGTTAATCTTCTAGTATCACCTTGTGTTATATCGTTTAAACCTTGCATACCTTGTGCTCTAGCTATACCAATGTCTAATCCAGATAGCTGGTTTCTATAGTTATTAAATTCTTCTTCATTACCTTTAACCCTAGCTATATTAGCTAGTCTTGCAATTTCGTTTCTTTTTTGTATAGCTAATCTTACAGCATCGTTAGCTTCAGCAAGTTCTACGTTTTGAAAAGATAATGTTATTTTTTCTGGTTCTGAATCTTTTTTTATTCTCTCTATATCTGTTAATATATTACTCCTAACTTGAGTAATTCCTTTTCGTTTAGCTTCATCTTCACTTAATTTTACAACTCCAGAATCTTTTATTCTAGTTTTAAGGTCTTCTAGCCTAGCTATTTTTTCTGGGCTGTTAGGCATTTCTTCAATTAAAGCTAGCTCATCTCGAAATACTTGCGTAGCGTCAGCTCGTGACCCAGTAAATACCCCAACATTTTCTAAACCACCACCAGTACCTTCTGGTCTAGTAGCAGCAGCAACTTTTGCAGCGGGAATTCTATTTTTTTCTATAGCATCATAATATCTTTTATTATCTTCAGCATTACCAAAAATTCTAGGTCTTTTTCTTTTATACAATCCACTAGGTAGTTTAACAAAGCTTGCAAGTCCTTCACCACTTTTTAAAACTTCTCTAAGAGTAAATGTTCTATATGCTGTGCCTTCAAAGGCTTTTTGTATTTCTGCTTGGTCTTTAACTATATCGCTTGCCCCAGGATTTAACGTTGGGTCTATACCTCCTCTTTTGCTTATCATTGCATTATAATCTTCTTGTTCTTTAGCTATTCTATCTTCTTCTGCTTGTTGCTTTATATTAAGTGTATCAGGCTGGTCAGGTAATTTTAAACCTATAGAATCTGTTGCTATATTAGGAGTAAACTGTTGAAAGTTTTGTCTGTCTTGATTAGTACGTTGTATATTTCTAAGCTCATTAGCATCTCTTACAGCTTGCATATATTCTTGTGGGTCTAGTACTGCCATTGTTTATACCTCGCTAGTCCTATTTAATGCGTCTTGATATCCCTGACCATATATTCTTAATGCTTCATCTTTTTCTTTTTCAGTTTGACCTGAAGTAAGATTTAAACCAGCGAACATCTTTTGAATATTTTTTCTCTCATCATCAGCTGTTTTTCTTTGTCCAGCATATACATCTTGCAAGTCTTTTAGACCTGCAGAATAGTTAACTGTTTGACTAGCAGTAGGCATTGTTCTATTAGCAGCATCTACAAGATTAGTTCTAAGATTTGTTCCTGTCATAAACCCTTCATCAAATTTAGACGCTGCTACTCTAGCAGTATCTAAACCTAATCTAGCTTTATCTCCTTGAGTAAAATTTTTATCGGCAAGAGCTGCCTCTTCTTCTATTCTTCTTGCAGTTTGAGCACCAACTATTTTAGCCTTATTCGCTTCTTGTTGAGCAAAATATGTAGGGTCAACTTGTCCTGCTTGAACCATATATTGTTTTGATATTTCAATAGCTTGGTTATAAGCTGCTAAATCTCTATCTCTTAAAGCTACTAGTTCTGCTTTACGTTCTTCAATTAATGCTTGCTCTTCTGGTGATAATTGAGCTAATGTTCCTTCAGGAACCAAAGCCTCACCAACTAAACTGCCTGCTGCTTGCATAGTAAGATTAGCAAGATTTTCAGGAGACTTCAGTTTACTAAGCACTGTTTCACTTGTTTGTTTTAGTGTTTCCATTAGTGTAGTTGGTGTTTTTACAACAGCACTCCCAAACTCTGCTGTTTGTTCTGCTAACTGAGCTCCTTGTTCTAAGCCTATTCCAGCAGTTGATTCGCCAAATCCACCTGTATATGTTTGTGGGCCTCCACCTGTTGCAGTTGCTCCGCCGCCTGCTCCGCTTGCAACTTGCTCTGCTCCGCCTGCTGACACGCCTTGTGTAAATCCACCGATTCCACCGCCGATTGCACCTACTAAAGCTCCTGCTCCTATGGGTTGTCCTGTTACTGCTGCTGATACAGCACCTAAAGCTGCACCTGCAATCGCAGAAGAAATAACGCCACCTATGCCAGTCGTCATTGCTGTACTAATAGATGCTCCAAGGACACCCGAAGCTGCAATAGAAGACGCAATAGCTGGGGCAGCAAGTGGTATTGCTACTGCTGCTACTACACCTACTAATTTTCCTATCCCACCTTTGTGCACTGTAGGATTTATTGGTGATATAGTTTCTAAATCGTTTTGTTTAACTTGTACAATTAATGGGTTTATAGCTATAGTACTCATAATTCTTGCCTCATCTGAATATAATTTTGTTTAAACCCAACATTTTTTAAAATTCTTTCCATAGCTAAAGGCACGGAACATTCTATTTTTTTAACTCCGCATATTTTTGCCCATCCGCAAACATATGGCCAAAACTCATCTATCATAGCTTTTAAATCAATGCCTCCTAAAGCTACTACATTCATAGCTGTAAATCTTGGGTAGTAATGAAGTTCTAATACTAGTACTAACTTTACATCAGGTACTTCTGGTATATCATTTTTAACTACAATAATATACATTTCTCCTTTTAAAGCACGAGTATAAATATCGTCTATTTCCATCTCTCCATGCATTTGCTTGTTAACACACTTTTCTAGTAATGGAATACATTGAGCCCAGTATTTATCTACTAATTCTTTTGTAGATAATAGTTGTGGTTGATAATTAGATTTTTTATTTGTGCTGTTTATTGCTTCTAACATTATGTTTTATCCTCGTAACTAGCTAACATTCTATCAAAAAATTCTGTACCCTTAGCTTTAACAACATGTTTAGGTATAACGTATTCACCACCTTCCATTTCTGCTGCGTTAACTCCAGCTACTTTAACAGGAATACCACCTTGGTCATGCGATGGCCCTTTTAGTACACCGCCATCTTGCATATACCCCATTCTATTCCTTACATCTTCTGGTAGCTTAGACAATCCAGAATTACCTTCAGGTATTTTTTTTAGCTCCCCACCGTCTCTCATATCTTGTATAGGAGCTGGTTGCCCTGGCTGTAAAGGTGGACGGTCTGTAAATTCTACGTCAGTAGCCATTGCTTTAGCTGCTATAAGTAAAGCTATTACTATAGCTTCATCATATTCAGGGGGTAGTTCTTCCGCTGTAGCTAATCCTTTTTGTATAACAAACTGTCTAACTTGTGGATACATAGCAGGATTTTGAGCAACTGTTTTAGCAAGTTCTATAGCCATATTAAGGTCTTCCATATTTATCTCACCTGATTGTAAACCTGCTTCTATGCCTGCTCTAACTCTTGCAACTAATTCAGGATTTTGTGCAGCCGATTGGTTAATTGCCATTTCTATCATTTGGCTATTCATGGGCTGTCCTGTTGGCATACCTGCAGCTTGAACACCTGCGGGTTGTACCATGCCCCCCTCTTGATACGACTGGACTTCACCAGGTATTGGGTTAACAGAAGAAGGCCCCATATTTAATAAAGCTAATATTTGAGGTGGTATATCTAATGATGGCTCATCTGCCATACCTACTGCACCTAACTTTACATTTACTTTTTCAGTCATTACGTTATCCCCTTTAGTTGCGTTATTAAAGTATTTAACACTGCTCTCGTAACTTTAACATCTTCTGCTAGTGTTTGCACATCTTGTCTCAATTTATTGTAGTCTTCAAGACTTGGAATATCTTGTCCACTAATTGTAAATCCTGCACCTTTAGCAGACACTTGTTGCATATTTTGAGTGCTCATATTTAAAACTGTTACTTGTCCTTGTGTAACTGCTTTACTTATTCTATCTACCTCATCTCTGAGTCCTGTAAGTAGTTCAACGTTTTCTTTTATGTTTTCTATTAATACAGTTATTTGCTGATTTAAATCAGTATTAGTGGGTACAGCTGGTACAGATACAAATCTATTGGTCATACACTTTTCAATCCTATTGGAGTTTCCCCAAGATGTATGGCTCTAACCCTAGCTGAACCTGACACAGCCACTTCAAACGTGTCTGACCTATATCCAGAAGGTAGCCTAAATATATCATTAGATGTTACAGTTCCTTGAAATATAAGAGACTTGTCAGCAAAAAATTTAAATGTAACAGGTAAAGTTCCTGATACTTCTACTAAATTTTGAGTTTGCCCATCTCCATTTATAGGGTAAGCATTTAATGTTCCTATATTTTCCTGTCGTATACTACTAGATGTATAATCAGTGGGCCCATTTACAGTGCCTAATTGTTGAGACTCAGACCATATAGCAGCATTAGACACAGCTACAGAGTTATTGTAATTAGTATTAATTAAAGTTTCTGCGTCAGTTACAGCATAATCAGCTATAACTCTAGCAGCACCCATATTTATATAATTTTCAGTAGTTAAAGTTTTTGATTTCCATTCCATAGGAGATAATACTTGAGTCTTATTATCCCATTCTAAAATATCTCCTGAAGTATCTGAAGTATAATACATAATACCTGTAATAGAATCAGTATATGCTGCAGTAAATTTATAGTTAATCTTTACAAAAGTTCCACCTTGGTCATTGTCTAACTGAAAAGTAAATGACCCTGTATCGTGAGAACCGAAATATTTATCGTTGTAATAATGACCTACTATAGTAGACGGGTCTACATAGTCTCCCCATGTATCCCAGTCATGTAATGCCGCAGTCATAATATTTAATCCGCTTCCGCTTCGCCATGATGCTAACCCACCATGAGTAGCCCACATTACACCTTGCAATCCGACATTAACTATAGATTGTTTAGATAGGCAAGGGTAATTAGCATCAATACGAACTACTGACATAGACTCTGGGCTATTGCCCGATATAATATAAGGAAACGATTCTGTTAATGCTAGTATATATCCACCGCTAACAGCAATACCTACAATATCAGAGTCTAATGTTTGCCTAAATTTTTCAGGCCATGCATGTGGTTTATCAGGAAACGATATACACAACTGGTTGTCAAAGAAACCTACAAGCATATTTCTATGGTAATTAGTTAGTCCTATCATATTACTATTTGGTTTGTCATAATTTTCAGAAGCTACAACAGTAGTCAACCCTGAAACTGCAAAATCGTCAGTAAAATTATGGTTGCTATCACCCCAATATCTAGCCGTATCGTCTAAAGATTCAGCAACGTCGTGACATAAAACACCATTTGTATCTCCTGTGGTACTAACATCGCTACCAGAATCTGAATATGTAAAACTAGTTTTGTTAATTACACTTACTACTATCCCGTCTGTAACATTAAAACCTCCGCTATCTATAGTAGAACTTTTTATTTTAAACCTATTCCCTACAATCATATTATGTGGGTGAGCAAGCACTACAGTAGCTACGTTGCTAGTTCTAGAAAAACTTACTGTAGAAGTTGGAAACCATAAAGTATCAAGTAAAAAATAATCTGTAGCAGCAGCTGATGTAACACTGCGATACAACTTTACACCTCTTACAAAATTATCCCCAGATGGTTTTGCAGTAGGTAAATTTGATACAGTAACTGTTTGTCCTTCTTTTATATAAACTTCATTAGATACTGCAGAAGGTATTGACTCTTCACCCCATGGTGTAATCCATGTATAAATATAAGTTCTAACTTGTGTAACACCCGCCATATCAGCTCTACCAGTAGTATTAGCTGTTTTAGATACTTGACTTCCTGGGTTAAAGTATTGAAAATCTGTTGCATTTATTACTGTTATTTCAACATTAGTAGCATTAAAAGATTTAGCTTCATCCGAAGTTCCAAAATCACGAATACTTACTACATTACCTGTACGCAAATTATGATTTCCAGACCCATAAAACGTAGCTGTGTTACCAGAATCACGTTCATAATGTGTAGCAGATACCACAGAAAAAGATGTTGCTGTAGCTGTTAAAGTAGTCGTTGGTATATCTAAACCTAAATCATAGTACCCAGTTGTTGATGGGTATGGTTCTGAACCAGTAGTTGCTAATTCATAATTAGAAACTCTAGGTTCTGTGTCACCTGTATAATAAAATCGTTGCTCATCATCAGATGAATCAGATGCTGTCACTATATCAACATCACTAGTAAAACTTAGCCACACTAAAGCATTTGTATCAGGGTCTTTTAGAGCATATATTGTACTTACATTTACTGTTCGCTCTGTATTATCTACAACTACTGGAGTTCTATAAGGAACTAAATCTCCTGACGATAATTTTAAATTAAGAGCATCTTGTGCAAAACCATTTGGTAATAACTCAGAAGATGTTTTAGGAGCTTGCCCTCTAAAATTTTGTAACTTAATTGCAGCCATATTATTTTCTTGTAAGCGACCCTCCAAAATATAATCCGATAATTGAGAAAATTGTATGAGATTGTAAGTTAGTTATGTAAATTGTATTGCCTTCTTCAAAGTATGATGTCTCATAAGTCTCTCCAAATATCCACCAACCACTTGATGCTTCTGTCATTATTTGATACGCAATGTTTACATCTGTAAAGATTGGAGCCACTATTGGCACTACAATAATACTAAATACGCACATGAGGGCAATCCAACGCCTCGTGTGCTTCGTGTGTGGGTCAGCGATTTGTCTAGCTTTATCAGTTTGTTTAGCTGCAAACCCTGCTCGTTGCATTAACATCTTTTGTTTTTCTTGTTCAGCTTGTCCTTTCTGAGCCATAATGGACATAATTCCACCAAGCACCGTAGATGCGAGCATAGAAAAAAGTTCCATTGGGATACCCATCATAAACCACCTCCCAACGGGTTGTCAGACCTTGATTTCATCTCATCTATTTTTGCTTTTAGCACAGCAATCTCTGCTTTATTAATAGCTATATCCTGTTCTAATGGTTTTATGTTCGGTGCTTTCTGTGCTTCAAGTACATCTATTCTTTGAATTAATTGCCCCTGATATACAAAAAGACCTGCTATTGTTATGACTAGACCTATGCCAGTCGCTATTGTTTTAATATCCACGTATCCTCCTTAGATGTTCTTCAGCTCTAATTCTATTATCTATGCTAGTCTGCAAAGTTTCTTGATATTCCGCCACAATATCTCCATAGATACTTTGGTTTTCATTATAAATATTTCTAACATCAATAAATTCTCTTTCGTCATAGTAATCTCCTCCATCAATATTTGGTTGATTCTTAAATATATTATTATTGGTTTGTCCATAATTGTCTATAGAAAGTGGACTTTCCATGGCTTTAGCAACAATAAGTGATGTTGTAATAAGTCTTTGGTCTACTCTCTTAATAGTTTCATTAACTTTACGTTCAATACTTTCTACTGAAACCGTTGTATTAATTTCTCTAGAACTTTCACTATCCCTGCTTTCTTCCACCTCTGCATTACTGCTTTCGGTATCTTGCCCGTCTGTACTAGCAACTTCAGTTCCTTCACTTCCTTGTTCACTATCGACTGTTTCTGTTTCTCCGTTAGTTTCATTTACTTCTTCAGAAGCGACTTCAGTTTCTGTTTCGCTAGATGTATCATCTCCTGAAACCACGCTTTCGCTCTCAACAGTTTCATTTTCAAGCTGTTCTCCTCCTGATGATACTCCTCCGCCGCTCTCTTGCTCAGATTGTGCAACAACTGTTGTTTCGTTTCCTGTTGATGTTTCTCCATTTCCTGTTCCGCCGATTTCTTCTGCTGAAGCTTCTGTTGTCTCTCCTCCTCCAATCTCTTGAGGTGTAGATTCTCGCTCAACGATTCCGCTAGAGTTAGGGGCTTCGATGACGGCCTCCCCTGCTTCCGCAAAGAACTCTTGGATAACTTCGCTTGTTTCAGTTCTTTCTTCAAAGCCTTGGATTTCTGTTGTGAATGTTTCGATGGCCTTTGGTTCTTCATAAGTTACCTCCATGGGTATAATTTCTTCTTCAATAGCTACGGTAAATATTTCTACAATACCTGTGTTAATTTCTTCTACAGCTATTTCTTCAAATGTTATTTCTTCAATCATTTCAAATGTTATCTCTGGTTCTTCAAAAACTTCAAAGACAAATTCTTCTATAGGTATAAACTCTACAGTTTCTATTTCTGTAGATAATACTTCTTCAATCTCTTCAAATGCTGTGGCTATAATTGCTGTTTCTGTTGCTGATAGTACAACTGAATCATAATCCATAGTTACAGAAATATTATCAACATTAGGCCCACCAAGATTAGCAGGACTATTACCGTCAGCACCACTAATAAATATATTTCCTTGATTAGACCCTGTCCCAGAAAACGAAACGCTATCTGTAAAATCTTTTCCATTAATTCCCGTAACATTAGTTCTCTCCTGTGTTGTTACTGACAACACGTTGTCATTTATATCTCTAATCTGTAGTCTAATCGTAAAGGTATCAGCTGGGCCACTACCTCCCCAGCATTGAGCTACACCACACTCTCCATTTTGCACTTCAACACTAGAGTTTAGAGTAATGCCGTTATCAAGCATTGGTTGTGTAATGGTGTTAGATAACAAGTCAAAAGATTGTTCTATGCTACCACTATCCCCAAACTCTAAGTCATGCCCTCCTGGGCAACAATCATTAATTCTTTGTGCATCGCCAGATAAAGTCCAGCCTGTAGTGCCGTTGTTGAAATTACCATTAGTTATTAGGTTCCCAGTTGTATCTGCAGAGGAAAAACTAGGAACCGTACATATGGTAAATATGATACTAAAAATTATATTACTTTTTTTCTGGTGCATCAATTTTAATCTCGTTATTCCCATATACTTCTATTTCCCCAAGTATTACTCTATGCGAAGCACAGCTACTTAACAGGCTCAATATTACCGCTAGGTATAGGTTTTTCATTCCACGTCATACTCCGTTTAGTTTGAGTTTCTCCTGTTATTTCTTTTCTACGTTTCTCCATCCATCTTTTTTTAGCTTTTTCGCCTATCAAGCCATCTACAGGACATGGCGTACCCGCATCCATCATGGCTTGCCACACAGCAACGTCTTGACACATTAACGATATTGCTGCGACTTTCATGCCAAGCTTAGCTAACACAGCTACTGATTTACGTCTTTCACAATTTGGGTCTGTGTAATAGCTTCCAAAAGAGCCTGAGAAGCCTATTACGGTTACTCCAGCAGCTAACGGTATTACACAGCTGTCTTGTCCGTACACGCTCATACCAGGCGAATTAGCACTGTTTACAGCAGTTTTTTGGTTTGTAGAATTATTAGTTTCGTTATTTGTAGTTGTATTACTAGATGAACCTGACTGGTAAGTAGTGCTGGATTCGTAACCACCCGTTATTGCGGTATTAGACCCCGCATTATTCGATTGCGTATTTGTTGTTGAGCCACTAGAAGTCACATCAGATACAGCACTTTCAATACTGTACAATGCTATGATTATTAGCATAACGATTGCTACATGTTTTAGGTTCGGCATTTCCATTTTCTTAACGCCAATGCTTTTCTAGTCGGTCTACCCTTACTATCTTTCATTGGCCCTTTTACACCAGACATTCTTGCACAAAAGCTTTTTCTTCTTTTAGCAGCTTTAGAACCTTTAGGTGCTTTACCAGTTACTGGAGGTTTGAGGTTAGCTCCCTCTTTACGTTTAAAGTGAGCCCTACCTGCTGCATTAAGCCCTCCAGTTTTACTTTGGTATTTTTTAAGAACCATTATCCCCTCGCAACTTTTTTTGCTGTAGCGGATAAGTCTTTAAAATGGAAAACTCGTTTAGAGGATGCAGTGTGCGTTTTGCCTGTATGTATTGAACCATTAGGCATTTTATGCACAGCACCTTTAAACTCTTTGCCGTTTCTAAAATAATGTTTAGTCCCAGCTCCCATTATTTACACTTTCCCATTTTCTTATGTTTAACTTTACCGCCTGTGCCGTACATCATTTTACCGTTCTTAACCTTTCCACCTTTACCATATTTCATGATAAGCTTGGTTCCTGGCTTCTTAGTGTTCATTCCAACTTTATTACCACCTGGCATAATATTTCTCCTATAAAAGTTTTAATATGTCTGTAAATTTATCTGTAGTCAAAACAAAAATAACAATAATTGTCCAGATTATATATTTAAATTTAAAGACCTCTCGTTTTACATCTCTCAAATCGTTTTCAATATGAGTTAGATGATTATGCTTAATGTCGTGCACATCTTTTTTAATAAGCTCAACTTCAAGCGTTAATTCGTTATTGTCCTTCATATCTTTCATTTTTTTTCTGCCTTTTTTACAGCTTCTGTTTGGTCTATTACGTTTACTATATTTGTAGCTTCTTCTAGTTCAGGTTCTTCTATTACTACGCAACCATCTACCATTGTTTTACTTCTAGCTATTGTTCCATTAGGAAACATTAATAAAGGTGTTTGTTTATAAGATGGCATAGTTTATTACCATAGTTGAATCATCAGCTAAGGTACCTCCAGACTTATTTGTTATACTTACTTTAAATGAACCTGTTGCTACCGTATGTATATCTACATGGCATTTAAGACTACACGTGCCAACGACTACTGACGTAGCTAAACATTTATCAGATGTAACCGTAAAATCAGCTAACACAGCATCATTAGCTAAAGTTCCGTCTAAAGTTAAAGTATGAGATATGTTGTAGTTGTTTTCAGTAAAACTACCAGCACTGCTTGCTTCATCAGAAGTAGCAGTTGATTTTGTTAGTACTATTCCCGAGCCTAATTGTGCTGTAAATTTATTTGAAGTAAATTGAAAATCATCTGAGTTAGCTATCTTAATATCTATTTGGTCGTCTGTATCAGCAGTTATGGTAGTATCCGCATCAGCATCTAAAATAAACTCAGCTCCATTTAAATCTCTTGATTCTGATAGTATATCCTCAAAAACTTTTGCATTTGGTCTAAGTTCAAATCTATCACCTGCTGTAAAAGCTCTTGCAGAAGTATTGTCTTGAGCTCTTGTAACGGTCATAGAATCAGTTGAACGAGTAGTAACTTTTACTACTTCAAGATTATTTGAGCTATCAATAAGAGTTGCATAAAAATAATCATCAGAACTAGTAGTAGGAAATTTAGCTCCTTGACCAGCAGTAAGAGCTACTGTAGTAACAGAGCTATTAATTCCAGCAGCTAGAGTTCCAAATGCATTATTTTTTAGCTTAACTCCCATAAAGTTTTCTCTTAAAATGCTGTTCCTAATACTTTATTTGTGCCGACCATAGGTGCACCTGCCCATGCTATGTAGTAGTAATAATATCCACCACCATTGTGTTTACCATCTGTTGAAGCTGGTGAAAACCCATTACTAAAGATATCAAGATTACATTGGTTTACTTCTGCTTTTGCTGAAGCATCCCCAGTCTTTAAATTATGTCCTATTGGATTACCATGATTAGCACCACCACTTGATGCTGCTGCATTGGTAGCAGAGGTAAATCTAGTTGTAACTGTTTTCCAATGAGGGTCTTCAGTTAATCTTCCCGATACCCATATTGCTCTTGGTCTAAAACCTGTAAAGACATATGAGCCATGAGTTTTACCATTACCTTGATATGCCCCAGCTCGTACTGAGCCGTTAGTATTTGCAATACAAATTGCCATTTGTGATATGCCACTTTGATTTACATTATTAGCAGTACCTATAGAAAATACTGTGCTAGTAGGTTTGGTGTCATTAAAGTAAGTATGGTCATCATCAGGGTCTGCAGTACCATCATTGTCAAAAAATCTAATGTGATGGTCTTCATCTGATGATGCTGAGTTTTCAGGGCTACCACCAGCATTACCTGAGTGCATATAAAATTCCCAATGGTAACCATCTTGTGAAATATCTTTCATTATTATACAGTCAGGTGCTCTTCCTAAACCATGAGCTATAGTGCCATTTGCACCTGTACCTGTCCATGTAACTACTGATATACCTGAATCTGTGTTTGCACGATAACTTGAATCTATTGTGCCAACACCTGTAGCACTAGCGTCATTGGTAGTTGTTGAACCAGCTAGTTTAAAACAATGTGCTATAAATCCATCATCAGCGTCATTAGTGTTAGGTTTATTTCCTACTAAAGTAAATCCATCTGAAGTAATTGCTGATACTTTTGATTCTGTATCTTGTCCATCTGTACTATTTACATAAACAATTTTATCAATACCTCTTACAGTATCAATAATATTATGGTTACCATTTTCATTTCTATTTTTTATATGTAACCAATCAGGTTGAAAACCTAAACCAGTAATAGTTTGGTTGCTATCACTACCTGAATATAATACTTCGTCATGGTGTGCTGATGGTTTTGCTATTTTTGTAAATGTTGCCATATTATCCTCCGTCTGTTTGAATGTTTTCGCTACATAAAGCTAAGAATCCAGTAGGTGGTGCATACTCAAACGAGCCTTTGCCATTACTATCTGCATTTGCTGATGCGACTGGTGTAGTTCCAAAGTAGCCATGTCCAAAATTTATATCCATTGTTTTATTTGCACTACTTGCATTACGACCACTAACATAAAATGACATTAAATCATTATCTGTATTTACTAATACTGTACCACTGTCATTTGTACCAGCAGCTGGGTCTCCAACATTAGATGTGCCTGGTGCGTTAAACCATGTACCATTTCTGCCAAACCAATTTTTACCTGTAGCAGAATCAAAAGCCATCATAATAATGTCTCCACTAGTTACACCAGTACCATAAGTAACTTGGTTACCAGCATTTTGAATTTTATGATAACTTGCATCTGCCATATAACTAACTGCTCGTTTACCACCATTAGAACCTGATTGTAAAGCTAAGTCAGCATTAAATTGTTCTATTCTTTTTGGAGATGAGAAGTCAGTCATGTATACACCAAGCGTTGATTTAGCATCATTACTTTCTATTTTACATTCCCAATACCATTTACCACCTTGAAAACACATATCAATAGGAGCTACTCTGTTTGTACCTGTTGTCATTAAAGCAGTATGTCCAGCATTAAGATTATAGTTAGCACCATCATAATCAGCATGAGTACCTCTTGGGTTTAAAGCTGGAAATTTATTAGTAGCGGTACTAGGGCTTTGTTTAAGATTACCATTAACTGTAAAGTTGTTTGAACCTTTGCTATCAGTACCTAATGCTCCTGAGTTTTCAAATTTGAGCATAGCTCCATTTGTGCCCGCAGTGAAAGTTGGACTTAGTATAGGTTTCCATAATCCAGTCGTACTATCTGTTTCACCAAATACTGTAGGAGCTAGACTAGCCCCATCCGCTATACAAACCATACCCATTTCTCCCTCAAAAAAGTTTGAAGATGAGCTTGGGTGTCTTGCACCAATTAAAGTAGCACTTCCACTTTTGAATAATCCTAAATCATCATTTTGACTTGGAATAGTGTTAGTGCCAAAAGCAGTAACTTGACTTCCATTAACATATATTCTTACTCTATCTGCTGCGGTACTTTGTGTTGTATCACATCTTAATACTAAATGGTAAAATGCAGTCGTGTCTATAAACTTAGGTGTTGAAACTATATTTGCTACTATACTAGAAGATAATAATGATAAAAATTTTAATGTACCATCTGACTCTATAGAAAAATGACAATAGTTTGCACCATCGTCTTCTACATCACTACCTACAATATGTCTTGCATTTGATATCACCATAGATTGTCTTACCCATGCTGATACTGTAAAGGTTTTTTGGTTTCCACCTGATGATGTTGCTTTTGATAAATATGAATTTGCTGCCATTAGTTAAATTGTCCTGTGTTGTTCATTCCTACCGCTACTGTAATACTAAATGCTCTGTCTGCTGTTTGCGATTCTGCATCTGTTGCTCGTAGGGTAAAGTTATATGTGGTCTCACTTGTCGGACTAGGAGCTGTTCCTGTTATAGCTCCTGTCGATGAGTTGAGGGTTAAATTCATAGTAGATGCTGGTGTGTCAGTATTACTTGTAAGCACACTTGTAGTTTCACTAAACGCTACTGTTGAATCTGATGAAGCGTCTACATCTAAAGATACTGATGCTCCAGCCGCTACACTTCCTAAACTTCCAGCTGATGTACTCCATGTTGGTGCGTCTGATACTGTAAGTATCGCAGAACTTGACCTTGCTGCTAATCCATCAGGATTCTCAACTCTGATAAAGTATGTACCATCAGTGGGTAGTGTTGCATTAACTGTAATCTGTGTTGCTGAATCTCTTGTAATACTATTTGGTAGAGTTATAACCCCAGATGAATTTATAAATTCTACATGACATCCTGTTACAAAATTTGTTCCCGCAATAACAAGGTTAGCTGCAGTATTACCTGTAGATGAAGGAGTTACGCCTGTAACAGTTGGATATGTTGCTGTTGCTGCTGCTACAAAACTTAATACTCCAGAGCCATCAGTTTTTAATATTTGCCCAGCAGAACCATCTGCTGTTGGCATTTTAAACAGCACGCCATTACTGTTAAACATATTAGAAATATGATGTATGTAATTACCCATGTGTGCATGACTACTGCATTGATAGTACAACAAGTTTGGAGTGTACTCATCTACTTGTATTTGTGTGTATGCACCAGCATTACCAGGTGTACCATTAGTTGTTACATTAGTTGTATAAGCTGTGCTTTTTGCAGCATTTAAATAAAACCTTAATGGATGCCCGCTGTTACTTGAATCTGATTGGTCGAATCTGTAGTAATAAGTTTTGCCTGTATCTGCACCATCAAACGCTAAAACAGGTGACTCTATATTGTCTATAAAGTAAGCATTACTAGAACCTACTCCTGTATATGGATGTGCACCTGTTTTAGTTCCGACAGTTACAGTATGGGTTATAGGAGCTGATGAGCTACCCCAGTTTGATTTATATTCACTAGCTCGTGTACCATTTAAATCTTCTAAACCTTGTGCTGTAATTCTAAGCTCTATTCTATCACCTGTAGAATAAGCTCTTGCTGAGGTACCTTCTTGAGCTCTAACAACTGTAAGGACATCACTAGACCTTGCAGTACATTTTACAACCTCTAAGTTATTTGAACTATCAATGAGAGTTGCATAAAAATAATTTGGGCTTGCTGTAACTGGAAACCTAGCATCTCCATGGCCTGAAGCAAGAGTAATACTTGTAGCAGAATCCGTAATGCTAGAAGCTAATGTTGAATGAGCATTGTTTTTAAATAGAACGGTCATTAAACAAATCTCCTTTTATTAGCTTACAGTTACAGTCCAAGTAATACCTAATGTATCCCCAGAAGCTTTATTAATCACAGAAAATACAGTCCTACATAGCAAAGTTCCGCTTGAACTTGCATTAAGTAGTCCTGCTTCAGTTATTGCTCCAGTGCCTGTTCCAGCAGGAAAAGATGCAACATAAGCTACAGCATTACTAGTAACAGTTGTAGAAGTAAGTGCTACTCGTCCTGCCTCACTACCAAGAGCAGTATCTCCAGCGGCTGCTGAAGTACTACCTGTGCCAATAGCCATATGTGTCATAGCAGTAGCAGAAGCGTCTTTCATTCTAGATGCAATAAAGTTTTTTCCTGTAGTAACAACTAAATTAGGAACTTCTACTTCCTGTTTAATTTTACCTTCTGGATTGGTAACTGTAATTTTTAAGTCACCTTTTATTTTTATTAAATCACTTATCATAATTTATCCTCTATTCGTACCCCCCAGGATTAATTGGAGTTTGGTTAAATATATGTCCTCCTAATGTAGTGTCATCTACATCAGTATACACGTAATTGATTACTAATCCACCGCTGTCCCCAGGTGTAACGCTGTCTGTCGGTGCTAAACTTGGTTGTAACACTGGTGAATCTGAAACAGAAAAACTATCTGATTTACCTGCAGGTGTTACATTTAATGCTGGTGAATCTGCTATAGATGGTGTATCTGCTAAATCATATTCAAACTGAACAACAATAGCATCAGACACAGTAACTGGGTCTGGGTCTATATCAGTATCAGATAAATCAAAATCAATCTCAGACTGAAATATTTTACTAGGTTCAGCTGACACACTAGCAGTATCAACTAAAACTTGTGAAAGATTAAATACTGGAGCATCTGATACAGAAAATGAATCAGTAGAAACTTGGCTTACATTTATAGCTGGGCTTTCTGTTATAGATGGTGTATCGCTTAAAACAGAACTTATAGTTTTTACGTTTGATTCTGTAATACTAACCGAAACACCTACCATAGTTCTAGTTGGTACTAATTCATGACTAAATGATATGCTTGTTCCTAAAGCTGAAGATGAAACAACTTCTGTTTCACCAGATACGGATGCAGAAATACTATTAACACTTACTGTAAATGATATGGCTGTTGCTGCTAAAGCGGATGTAAGTTTTATATTAGCCACTAAAAACTACTCCTTACTCTAAATTTTAATAAATCATATACTGTATGTAAGCTACCATTATAATTAACTATAATTTCTCCTTCGTACATACCTTCGTCAACATCTAATACACCACCTGAAAAACTAAACTGCACTTTTCCATCTGAGCCATCGGTTGTTTTTGCACAACTTATTGTAGATAACACTGACGTTCCACCTACAGCTCTAAACTTTACAGATACTGAAGTAGTTCCAGCCGATAAATCTAATGCTGTATTTGCTACATCATCAGTTAGAGTTAGTATAATTAAAGGTAACTCATCTCCTTTTACTAATTTAATTACATCTGCCATAAGTTACCCCTTAAAATCGTTGTGCTTTAACTCTCATTGAAGCCCTACCTGCACCTAAATTTGCTCTTGCTCTACGTTCAGATAATTTAAACGCATATTGTTTTGCATGATAAGAAGCTAGTTCTCTATCACTCCAGCTTCTGTCTGGCAATACTAATAGGTGTTGAAGTGCCCCATGCATAATAACGTTTTCTAATTCATCTAAAACTGTTTTATCCATGCTATCTGCTGTTCTTAATGGTTTTAAACATACAATCATTCGCACATCATATGTTTCATCATCATCTGGAATAGGAGCTACTGAAAAGTGGTCTGGGTCTAACTGGGTTATATATTGTGGTTTTGCTCTAGACGTAGTAGGTTGATTAGGCCATCTAGGATATAGTTTATACATTTTATCTAAAGTAACAGGCGTTAACATTTCATCATTTACAGTAGCTGTAATAAATGCATGAACTTCAGAATTAGTTGGACACTCATAAGCATAATCATGTGCACCTACAACTAATCGAATACGTGGTTGTTCGTACCTCCACGCTAAAGTACGTTCACATGCTTCTATTGTAGCATCACGAACATAATGCTCTATAATTGGATTAGGACACCCAGGAACACTAGGTGATAATCTATTTACAATATCAAGAAATGTTCTAGTTCCTGCCATTATGTTAAATCCTCTTCTTGTGCTTGTTTAATTTTGGTAAGTCCTGCATCTTCTGTATCTGTTACTACTCTACTTGATGCATTAACACCTAAAGATTGTGTAAACGATTTGTAAAATATTTCAGCTCTTTTTGAATTAACATGCTCGTTATCAACAGATTCAGCTAAAAATATTGTAGCGTCAACTACTACTGGAAAGTAGGCATCTGATAATAAATCTACAGTTGTAGTTCCATCATAAGTAGGTGGGCTTTGTGCGTATTCAATATCTAATACTTGTCCTGCTGGAGATTTAGGATATATAAAAAATTTATTAGCATTTCTTGTATGCCTCATCCAATTTACTGCTGCTCCTGCAGTATCGTTTAGCCATTGTGGATATGATTGGTCTAGTGATTCTCTGTTAACTTCTATACATCCATTACCACCACTTACTGAAAAAACTTCCATAATACGCAATGAGTCGGTAGGTGCTGACTGTATAGCTTCATTTGTTGTACAAGTCATTGTGCTTACTTTAGCAAACAAGTCAGGTCTAAGAACTGCAATACGTTTTAAAGCTTGATTTGCAAATCCTATAAGCACTGTGTCAGAATATCTCTGAGGAGAATTTTCATCTTGCAACATTCTTCTAACCTCAGTAACAACATCATTTAAAATCATTTTTTACTCTTTTTAGATGTAACTTTTTTAATACTTCGTGTAACTTCTTCTTCTAGTTCTACCTTATCAGATTTCTTTTTCTTAGGTAAAGTTTTAGTTTCTAAATTAACTTTTGGTTTACGACTTTTTTGTTCTTTAGTCATAAACTTTTCTGGAAATGCTTGTTCTTCAGTCACTTCTTCTGTCCTAGGATTTGCGTCAAGTATTTCATCCCATTCGTAAATTTCACCATCTACAATATTTCTAAGCCATCTTTTTTTCTCTGCCATTTTTATCTCCTATGTTTTAGTCGGGGGGTTATAGTTACCCCCCAACCGTTGCTATGTTTTATTATGAACAGTCAGCAATAACCGCCCATACCTTAATTACAGCAGCATCTGTTACAGCACCTGATACACCAATAAGCATATCAATAGTGTCTGCAGTTGCAAAATAATGACTTTGATTGTCACCACTTAAAAGTGCACCATTTGATGATGTTGTTCCTGTTGAGTTGGCATCGCCACCATCAACAAAACCATCTACATCACCACCAGTAAGACCAAGGTCAAACGTTGATGCTGCACCTTCTGCAGTTGTAGTAGTTGCTCCTACCGCTAGCACTAGTGTGTTAGCTGGTATACTAAGGACTTGAAGAGAGTCTCCAGCCGCTAGTGCCGTAGCACCTGCTGTAGCTCTGTCCGCAGTTATTGTAGCGAAATTTAATTCCACTTCGATATAGCCGACTCTGTTAATGCCTTTGGCAGGATGTGCCGCAGAACCTTTATCAAAGCCATGCGAATCTGTATATGCAGCCATTTTAGTCCTCCTAAGTTACACAGTAACAATCATTGTAGCAAGAGCTTCAGGTTTAACGACTTTATAGCCATAAACTTGAAGACCACGAATGATGTTTCCGAATGTTGTTTCTGAACGGATTGTCTCCATGTTTGTCATTTGTGACGCAAAGGTGAACCCCATTGTGTGTCCAGCAATAACGCTAAACTCACTTCCGCTCTTTTTAAGGTTGTGACTTACATATACTGTAAATCTATCAATCATACCTAAACGACCGTTTCTTAATGGTGTGCTTCCGTCACCAGTAATAGACGCATCTTTTAAGTCTGATTGTTTGATTAAACCAGCCATCTTAGCAGGAATCACTAGAAAACGATTCTGCTCAGGACAGTTAGCTTCGTCAAGTACTGTACCCATATCAACAATCTTACCAATTACATTTGAAGTAGTAAGTGCTTCTGGAGTACCTGCTACACCAAGGTCAATGTTACCAGAGATTGCTCCAGCTGTTTGTCCTTTGTTTGACGCAGATACATCAGTTAATAAGTCAGTCAATACTCTTTGGTCAATTTTAATCTTCATACGCTCTGAAGCGTCTTTAGACCACATGTCCATAAGAGCTATGTCTGTTTGTACTTGGTCAACATCATCTTCAACACAAGCAAAGTATTCACCTTTGTCAATAATGAGTTGTAATTTATTTTTGTCAGGGTTTTCAACTGCAAGAGTTTGTCCCTTAACGTAAGTTTGAATAGTGATTTCGGGGGTTGTACGAATATTAACCGTATCGCCCATGTTACGAATCTCACCTTCATAGTCAGTGTTTGAGATTGCTGCGAGCACTGTAGCGTCGTAGAAATTCTCAATCAACTTACCAGACCAAATCTCAGGTATAAAATTACCTGTATAAGAAGGATGACCTGGTGATGTCGCAAAAGCCATAATAGCCTCCTGTTATTTACGCATTAGTTATGCGACCTTCTTGCTGTGCAGCAAAAATGTCACGTTCTATTTTTCCACGTTCTTCTTCACGACCTTTATACCTTCCAAATCTAACATCTTCAAAAAACTTTTTAATGTCAGCTGGTGTATATGTTTTGCCTCCACTAGCAGTAGGTTTTGCAGAGCGTCCACGCCCTGGTGCTACCTGTTTTGCTAGTTCTGTATTAGAACTGTGGGTCTCACGAGCATCATCAGCAGTACCTGTAGCCTTTTTATAAGTAGAAAAAAATGTTGCTACCCTCATAGGGTCTAGTTTTTTTTGGGCATCTTCTAAATAAGTTTGTCTAGTCATACCTGTTAAAGGGTCAACTTCAAGTAACCAAGATTGAAAATCAGGATTACTATTGACCTCATTCCAATCAGGTACTTCTTTATTTAAAACATTCCAGAAATTTTGTTCAGCAGTAGTCTTTTGTTGTTGTTGGACTTGTTGTACTTGTGGTACTACGCCTTTCAACTTTTCTATCTCTGCTTCCAACTCTTTAACACGAGCCAATTCTCCTGCTACTTCTTCTTTTGCTGCTCTACGCATAACATCAATAGAATCACCATATTCTTTAACATCGTCTTCAGTAATTAACTTTTCGACTGGTGTTTCAACAGGTGTCTCTTTTGATTCGTTAATTGTGCTCAACAAACCTTCTAGTTGGGATACACGGTCGTTTAAATTTTTGTTCGCCGAATTTAATCGTGGAACATCAGTATTATACATACCTTGTAACGTTCTATATTTCTGTTCCCAGGTTTCATCTTTAATCTGTTTATCATCTGAAGTGCTGTGCTCACCAGCATCAGATTTAGGTGCTTGTTTTTCTACACTGTCGGAAGACGTAGTTGTATCTTCCTCAACAGGTACTTCAGCAGAAGTTTCAGCTGTAGTTTCTGGTGTAGTTTCTTCTACACTTTCTTCTTTAGCATTCTTCTCTGTTTCTTCATTGAGTTCTTTATACAATGCTTGTACATCCTCAGATTGTTTTTGAACTTGCTTTGGTATTGCCATAATGTTTCGCTCCTATTGGTATGCGTTATCTAACAGCTGTCTCATGACTTTGCCGTATAGTCTGGGGACTTTTTAATGAGTTCCACTAACTCTTTCAAAACCTGACACCGTCCCTGTGCAAGTGCCACATTTTGTGTAACATTTGGTAGCTGTTCTAACTCATGTTTATGCCATGCTTCTAAAAAATCTAATATATTAGAATGTTGGCGTTCAACTATTGCTAGAGACTTAACAACTTTAAGGTCTGGTCTTATCATGACTTCCTCCCAATGCTACGGTTGTTAACTGTGTTTCCATCCATTCCACCTTTTGGGCTACCATCTGGTTGAGTTGGTGTTCCGCTTTTTACAGGAAGTTGCTGGGCTTGTTCAGCCTCAATCTCCCTTCTAGCAGACAACTCTTGCATATAAGTATTTTTCTCCCTAGATGGAACAATTTCATCCACAGGCATTTGCAAACTTTTAGCCACTTCACGAAGTATCGCTGCACGGCCTTCTCTACCAACAATCGACATGTCGATTTCATTGGCGGTTGCATTAAGAAATTCTATTCTTCTAACGTTAACAGTTTCTTTAACTGCAAGATTAATTGAACCTTTTGGTAATATTTCTACATCACCTTTAATTGATTCGTCTTCATCATATCGCATGTTATACACAAACTGTCTGTGTACAACAGGTTTTATAACATCACTATCTATGTGCATAACCACTTGTCGTATACCTTTTCCTGCAGACCCTAATAACATCGAAAGACCAGATGCTGTACGTCCTGCTCCTTTTACATTTATATCGCCTTGTAAGTAAGATGGTATACCAGAATGGTCATCAGCTAGTTTAGCAAATCTTTCATATACACCTAGTAAAGTATTAGCATTATCGTTAGGTTGATTAAACCTAACTGCAGGAGCACTAGAACCTAATGGGTCATTAGTAACCTGCCATATTTTCCATGGGTGCATTTGTGTAATGTCTTCATTTGGTGGAATCCTTTCAAGGTTAACTTCAACCTGTGGCCCACTTGATATACCCATGTTATTAACTAACGCACGGGCTGCTGCATTACATACACCTTGTAAATCTTCTATAATTTCTGGTAATCCTTTACCCCAGAATGCTCCTGGATGTTTAATAAATGAAGTCTTAGCGTAAGGTTTTTCACCTAATGGGTCATAGTTAAGTACTGCTTTAATAACATAATTACCAACAATCCAAACATTAGCATCATATTCACGAGCATCATCTATTTCCTCGCCTTCATCTTCTAAACCCCATTCTTTTAACATATGACCACTTACTTTACCCCAGAACTCTAAAGCATCAAATATCTCAGTAGGCCTATCAAATGCATGAAACTTTCTTTCTTCTTCATCTTTAGCTAACTCTACATCCTCGTTAATCCAAGATTGCCCATTACCTATATCTAATACTTTTCTAACTGCTTCGTCGTCATATCCTGGAACACCAATTAAATCTGATAAATCCATACGGCTTAGTGGGTGGTGTTCAAATAAATACCCATCATTAATATTGGTAACTCCAGGCTCTGGATACATTCTAAAGGGGTCTACTCTTTCAAACTCTGGTGCAATAATTTCATCAGCTTCAACAACAGTTTTACCTTCTTCGTTTTGAGTATAAGATAGTTTTCTTTGTCTACGAACAATAGGCCCTTTAATAAAAGCACATGGATATGTAACTAAATCAGTAATAAAATCATTAAATGACTCTCCCCAACCACCTTGTGCAAACTGGTCAGTTATTTTTATTTTCATTTTTTTAGCTCTAGTATCAGCAGCTTGTAGTAATTTAAATCTATAATCTTGAGCTATCATCTCTTTTATCTCGGCCATTTTATCTGGGGTAGGTGCTTGGCCTTCGGCTTCAACAAGCCTAACTACTTCTGCAGAAAAAGAATTTTCTATTTCTTGTAGTTGTTGTGGTGATAATTCTGGTATAGGTGTAGGTTGTATATCCCATGGTGGCGTTCCTGTTTCTAGTAATATATCACGGAGCCAACTTTCGGCAGCTCTACACTTAACTTCCGTAATCATCATGTATATATCAGAGCCACCTTGTGCTTGTATTTGTGCAAGCTTGTCTTCTTCATACTCTCCGTTTCTCTGTCTAAGACCTTTGAGCATTATATTTTCTATAGGTTTTTTAGCTTGTCTAGCTGCATCCCAACACTCACGCATATGAGAAGCAAGTCCTAAGATAACATCTTCAGACTGCCTCTCTTCCATAGCTTTTTGAGCTTCTTCCTTTTCTTTTTTAACGAGCTCTTCGTTACCTATTACTTGTAATACCATATCTTATTTTGGTTTAGCGTCTCTAGATTTAGCTCTATTCTCTAACTCTCTTGTAAGAGGCTCAGGAGACAGATTAGGATTTTCATTACTTTTTTTAATTGTATCTAGTAAAGCTCGTGCTTCATCTTCTCCGTATCTATCTACTAAATCTTTTGCTGACATTTTTATTTTAGAGTCGTCTGTCACTGGTGCCATAGCAACAACAAGTTTACCGTCTCTATAAGATTTAGTTTCTACAAGACCACCGTCTCTATAACTTTTAATCATAAAGTCTTTAGAACCATTTTTCATTTTATACCCAGGCATAGTTTACCTCCCTAAATAATTTTAACGATACTATAAAAAAGTTCCCCTGTCTAATCATGAATAACAGGGGAACAAGAAAGGCTGTAACTATAAATTGAGGAAAATAGTTACTAAGTCAGGCAAATGAGTAATCCGACTTTATTTGAACGT